GTGCTCTTCCGATCTGGGGGGGTGGTACTTGACACCCATGTAGGATCTGCGTCAAGCCTCATTGCATATCACAGAAACGGCGTGAGGTTTGTAGGGTTTGAGATAGACACCGAGATGTATGAGGTTTCAAATGCGAGACTGGAAAGAGAAAAAGCACAATTATCCCTATTCGATTTAGGGATGGAAAGGAATGGAGATGAGTAGTTTTGTACCGATTTATGCGGTTGATTTTGACGGAACACTCTGCGAAAGTAAGCGGCCCGGAATTGGCGCGCCGAACAAAAAACTGATACAGCATCTTATTCAACGCAGAACAGAGGGAGCAAAAGTGATCCTTTGGACTTGCAGGGTGGAAGAACATCTGAAAGAAGCGGTGGACTGGTGCAGTAAATTTGGCTTAGAGTTCGATGCGGTCAATGATAATCTGCCGGAAAACGTTGAAAAATATGGTAACAATCCAAGAAAAGTGTATGCCACTTGCTATATTGACGATTTGGCTGTGGATAAAAGAAAATACGATCTTCCGTTTCATGCGGACGAAAAGATCGACTATTCAAAATTCGATAAATACCCTCTCGGAAGTGAGTGGATGTTAAAGACGGAATATGCAGAGCTTCCGGTGGTAGTAGAAGAGGTAAATGCTTTTCACGGGTATATCAGTGTAAGAAGCACGAGCGAAGAGGATAAATTTAGATATTTTAAGGTTCGCCGTGATATTGAATGGTTTTATGACAAATTATTTCCAAAGGAGTGATGCGTTTATGAAGAAAAAGAAAATCAATCCGCAAGAATTTGACTGTGGATGCTGTGGAAATCAGATTTATAAGAGCCGCCTTAGAGACGAGGTAAAGTGTTGTTATTGCGGTTATATCAATCATGTAGGGAAATACACAGGTAGGAGGAAGAGACTTGGATAAAACGAAAATAGAGTGGGCTGACAGCACATGGAATCCGATTACTGGCTGCCGTCATAAATGCCATTATTGTTATGCTAGAGGTATTGCAAACCGCTTTGTATCACGGAAAGGATGCCATCTGGTAGAACCTGAGACATACAAACTCGGAGACGATGGTTCTGAAACTTATGAGATCAATGAGCAACCGTATTATGTTGATGATGAGACCGGAAAACAATTCAGATGTGCCTATCCGCATGGATTTGTGCCGACAATCCACAGATACCGCATGGGAGAATACAGAGACAAAAAGAGGCAGAGAAATATCTTTGTCGGTTCAATGTCGGATGTGTTTGGAGAGTGGGTTCCTGATAGATGGATCAGGGAAGTGTTTAATGCTTGTGAGAAAGCTCCACAGCATAATTACCTCTTCCTCACGAAGAATCCTAGAAGATATATGGAGCTGCATCATTACGGAGAATTACCACTCAGAGATAATATGTGGTACGGAACGACAGTCACAGATCCAGATACGGAGTATATGGGGCAGGACGGACACTATGAGTTCCATACGTTTTTGTCAGTAGAGCCTATACTGGCAGACTTCGGAGAGCTGAGTGAGAAATCATACATCCCGGAGTGGATAATCGTAGGAGCTGAGACTGGCAGCAGAAAAGATAAAGTCATACCAAGACGAGAATGGATTGAAAATATTGTGGAGCAGTGCAGAAAGTACAACATACCGGTATTTATGAAACCAAGCCTCACGGACATTTGGGGCGAAGAACTCATTCAAGAGTTTCCGAAAGCCCTTATCCATGCCTGATTTATTCCAGAGCATTGATAAGAATATGGTTAAATCGCCGGTAGCGTACTGCAAAACACACAAAGGGTATCTATCAACGAAGCAAATGAAAGTCCATAAGTGCCTGCAGATAGGATGCACTGGACTGGAAAGGTTGGAACATCCCTACTGGGAGGAACGCCAACGGAAAAAGGATGAAGCAAAGAGGAAAAAGAAGCAACAGTAAATTGGTTCACGTTTCATTTGATGAAGTAGAGAGATTTGTTCCGAGAGTTCCGAAACAGATTTGCCCGGATGAGGATAACACCACTCCGAGGATATGCGTAGCACCTAACGTATTGAGTGCAATCCAGGCGATGCCGCAAGGCGGAACAGTGGCGTACAACATGGCAAGAATCGGTGTGCCGGTTGTTATCCATGCGTATTACATAGAGAGTGATGCTATCCTCATGCCGGAGCAGATAGCGGATAAAGTGCCGGATGCCGTTTCCACAGGAGAAATGTGGGTTATGGCAGTTCCGGCAGCAGTCCGGCGGATAGATTACGAGATTGTTGATCCGTATGTGCCTATGAGGATTGATAGGAATGGCACGAGAGAACGATTTCTTGTATGGTACGGAGAATTGAAACGGGTTCGGTATCAGGATAATTGGAGAAATCTATCTACCAGAACAGCCAGAAATCAAAAGGCGGTAGAGTGGTTTATGGAAAATAAGCCAGACATATCGTACAGAACATTTATGTCAAATATGGACGATGAACTATTGAAATCATTCCATGTGGAATTACAGGAGGTATGGGAGTGAACAAACAGAAGAAATTAGCAAAACAGAACACGCCGTTGTATAAGAGAGTACCGACACTTAATCTGGTGGACTATTCAGATATAAAAGTGCCGCTAGTAGTGATATATGACAGCCCGAAAGACTTTCCGGGAAAAGTGGTGGCAAGAGTATGGGACGGAGAGAAGAATCGGCCAACGAATGTTTACTGCGAATATGAAAACCTTAAAAGATGCGAAGATGATGTAATGTCAGCCGGATTTATTTTTAAGTTCCCAAGGACACCGGAGGACGATGCGTGCATTGTTGAAACATACATGAGATAGGAGGATCACAATGGCAAAGAAAAGAAGTTGCCGCAGAACTGCGGACGAGGATAAGATTCACGAAAAAGCCGTAAAGATGCGGAAAATGACAGATGAGCAGTTGGTACATTATGTTGAGGACAGAGTGGAGAAAGCCAAAAGTGAGGGTTTTAATCAGGGTAAAAAGTCCTCCGGCGGAGCGGATATTAACAAATTTCTCAAAGAGATTTCCTCAATCAAAGGAGTCGGAGATGCTACAATCTGCAAAATTGCGGATCATTTCAGAAAGGCAGGAAACCAGAATGAATAAGACGGCTTTGCAGAGGTTCGAGGAACGGAACGAAAAGGCGTGCTGCCTTAACTGCGAAAAGCTGATAGTTAAACACACAAAGACAGGACATATAAATTTCTGCGGAGAGAGCGAGAAAATCATTCTGGATATGTTTCTTGATGTCGGAACCAACTTCTCAGGGTGCAAATATGCAAGAAAGGAGTCAGCCGATGATTAAAACATGGTTCAAGGAGTACGAAAAGATCAAGGACAAGGCAGTTGTGGTATATCCGTATGAATGGGATTGTATGTCAGAGAAACAGCGGAATAAGATTCTTTCTAAGAAAACCGTTATTATGAGCGGAGAAAGCGGATATGCCTGTAAATATTATGAGATTATCGGAAACGTGAATAATCTGTCTGACCATGACTGTGCAATCATAGCAGACGGTGGAAACCTCTGTTTTGGTTACAGAATGGAGGGACAGAGAATAGTGGTATATACAGATTAAGGAGGATAATGCGATGATTACAGCAAAAGAATTGGCAGAAAAGCTCAATGGGAGAGCATACGGAGATAGTTTTGACGATGTGAAGCAGGAAGCAAAGGAAAGCGGTCTGGTTATTGTTTACGGTGCATCTGATGATCTCATGGAGTTTGATGGGGCAATCTATGATGAGGGCGGTTGCTTCGATGGAGGAAGAGTATACTTTGACAGAAACGGTGTGGATCAGGAGGGAGAAGAACGTGCAAACTGGATAGATGCTGTCTGGTGTGATGGCATGAACAGGGACGGACTTCCGGCAGCATGGACTTACAAAACAGACATTCCTTGCGAACACTTTGACATCTGGGAAGATGGAGAGATTTATTGTGTAGGTCTTGTATTCTCAATCGAGGATCTGAAATGAAAACCGCTGAAACTGTAGCACTGGAAAAAGCAATCAGACGGGTCACAAGAAAGACCGGTGTATTTGGCTGCTATGAGGTAACAATCGGATTTTGCGGAAGAGAAAGAGTTGATTACATGACCTATGACACCAAGGGAGTGTTCCGATGCTATGAAATTAAGGTGTCGAAAGCGGACTTCCATAGTGCTGCTGCAAAATCCTTTGTCGGCCATTACAACTATTATGTTCTCACAAGGGAATTATACAATCAGGTCAAAGAAGAGATACCGGACTGGATTGGTGTCTATATCGGAGATTACTGCGCTAAGAAAGCAAAGAAACAGGATTTATCCGGCAGAGAGTATAAAATGCGCCGTTCGGTCAATGGACGCAGTACAGAGGTATCTACTCCGTGGGTAGATATGCTCAAAGAGAGTATGATCCGTTCGCTGTATCGGGATTCTGATAAGCTGATACAGACGGAGGATGAGCAGTATATAAGCCGTCTCAGAAGTCAGATTGACAAGACAAGGACTGAAAGGGACAGAGAATCCAAGAAGTACCTCAGATTGTGGAAAGCCGTAAGGAAAGAATTTGGCGATGAAAAGGCATGGGAACTCATAGAAAAGGCAGAGGGATAAAACCTCTGCCTTAAATCATTTCCTGCCATTTATGGCAATCACTACATCATCAAAACCGGAATCAGAGTAGCAAGTGCCCTCCTGGGAAAGAGTTGTACCGGGCTGCAATTCCTGGTTATCATCCATAAAAGATAATTCGCTAAAATTAACCATCTTCCCATCTTTAAGGTACACCACATCCATCAACACATAATCTACGGCGGAAGTTCCGTTGTTTGTCACGGATGCAACAATGCCGCTGTCGGTAGTATTGTAGTCAACGGATAAGTCAGAATAGACAGGAGAGTATTCCTTTTCCTCTGATACCGACAGTGTGTAATCGAAACTATCAATCTTATCCCATTCATCAAATGTGGTCCATATACCGGCTGTTTGCCCTGGAGCAACCGCTTTTGTTCCATCGCTGGAAGAACCAACCATACTGCCGGAAGAATCCAATGCGGTCACATTCAGATCAATACTCACAACCTTATCTGAATTGTTTGTTACATACATAACGTAATACATAAAAGAATCATCCACAGTACAGGAATAATCCTGCGTACTCATCAAATCTGCAAGGTCTGTTTTGTCTTTGCTTTCTGTCGTAGTCGTGACCGCAGTAGTGCCATTTTTGGTAGATGTACCGCCGCCACAACCAGTCAAAAGAACGGCCGACAGTAACAGTATGGCAAAAGATCTCATCTTCATAGACATATCCTCCCTATATAAATGTTTAGTCCATTATACATCAATGTGTCTATCAATGCCACATTATTCGCTTGCCTTGAAATTATATATAGGTTTCAGAATCGCAAGAATATCAACGGTTTCTCCAATACATTCCACAATCTCATCAATAGGCTTGTATGCCATCGGTGCCTCATCTATGGTTTCCTCTGATACGGAAGTAGTGTAGATGCCATCCATAGAGTTTGAATAATCACTCATGTTTAGAGTTTCCTTTGCTTTCATCCGGGACATAATCCGTCCGGCTCCGTGCGGCGCAGAACAGTTCCAATCCTCATTTCCCTTACCGGTTCCGAGAATACATCCGTCACGCATATTGATGGGGATAAGAACCTTTTCTCCGTACTTGGCAGAGATAGCACCTTTACGGACGATGTTGGAGTCGTGGTCGATATAATTGTGGATGCACTCAAAGAAGTCCGGCATATCTGCATCAACACCCCATCCCATGTGATTGCATATAATCTGAGCAATCATAACACGGTTCATGTAGGCAAACTTCTGACATATCCTCATATCATGGAGATACTGTTCACGGTACTTACCCTCTAAATAACAGAGGTCTTTCGGCAATTTCGGAGTGACAGCACGGAAGTTTCGGCGCAGCTCCTTGATTGCGGATTCAATCTCAGATTTTCTTCCAGCGGCTTTGTAGTCGGCAATGAGCTTTTCCTGACGATCATACAGATCATCCTTACCGCACATCAACTCATAGGCAAGGTTCTGATAGTAGTCTGCCACCTGTTTCCCAAGATTGCGGCTGCCAGTATGGATAATCAGATACTTATAACCGTCCTCTGCAACATCAACCTCAATGAAATGATTGCCACCGCCGAGAGTGCCAATAGAGCGTTCGAGACGTTTGGTATCTTTTAATTCCCGGTAACAATAAAGTTCTTTCAATTCTTCAAAACGCATTTGCCGCCCATCATGCACATTTTTCCCACTTGGAACATAGGTGCGGATAACACGATCTAAAGTATTCAATGTAACAGCATTAAAATCCCTATGCCCTAAACTGACGCAAAGCATACCGCATCCAATATCCACGCCAACGATGTTTGGAATTACTTTGTTTCCGAGATCCGCAGTAAAGCCAATGACGCATCCCTTTCCGGCGTGAACATCCGGCATGATACGAACCTTACAGTCCTTAAAGGCATCCTGAGACAGAAGAGTGTTAATCTGTTCCGAAGCCTCATCTTCGATGGTTTTTGCATAAACTTTCAAATTACTCATAGTGATCCTCCTATACTTTGTATGTTTTGTTATTTCCAGAATTTCCATTGTATTTTGTGAAAGGGCGAACCCATACACGTTTACCGGTTTTGGTAGTTCGGTAAAATCCCCTCACACTTACCTGTTCGGTAGGCTTTGTGTAGTGCCTTTTTGTACCGTCTGCAGGAACAGGTCTGCTATCAATGCGGTATGTGGTTATCAGTGGTGTAGCACCGCCGGAACGGCGCAGGATTTTTCGATGCTTATGAGAAATGCGTTTCTCTTTCTGCTCCGTAGTCTCAATGCAGTTGCGGTAATGAGTTGCAAAACACATGAGAGAATGGAACTTCAATGCCTCCTTGTATGGCGTTCTGTCAGCGGCAAGAACCATCCGGGCAACCTTTCGTTTCTCTTTGCTTAATCCGGCAGGAAAGACAATGTTTTCGATTTCCTGAGTTTTCGGATCATACCGATAATTGCAGACATACACGCCACCCATATACAGATGCAGCCTGACGAATACACCCTCCTGCTCATAATAGAATTTAATATCTTCCTCCGGCAGCTCAACCAATGCGGAGGGGATGGGGATGCGGAACTCTTCGGCATCCACCCAATCTTTATTTTGCTGATACCATTCAATGATCTTCTCTGTTTTCCCGATGGTATCGACTATGATTTTATTGCAGTTTGTAATATCAATCATGCCTAAGACCTCCATTTCTTCAATGGTTCCTTATAGCATTTGTCTATTTGGACACGTTCTTATCAAGCGGCATCGTGCGCTCCGCCGGAGATACGCGAATGTCAGGAGATCCCACTATCCTTATCCGGTTTCGCATTAAAGCCGGAAAACCTGTCAACTAACAAAGGGATGGTGTATGCCGTTATCAACCCTCATACCGGCAGCAGTTTTCACATTAAAAACTGCCAGAAACCTGTTACACGACACTCAAATAGACAAATCTTATAAGGAACCATTACTATATATGCGCCTCATTTGGGGCGGTAAATAATATCAACGTGGGAATCTAATGCCTGTTCAATCTTTTCGTCCGTAACACCCAAGTAACGAGCCGTAACGGCGGCGGAACTGTGCTGATACAGGCGGCGGACCAGTTCAATGTCCTTTCCGTTCTTGTAGTAAATCTCTGTTCCGAAGTATTTACGGAACGAATGGGTGGATATATCCTCATACCCAGGACCGAGCCAGTCGCAAACCTTTTTCAGATGCTTTTGCACTGCCCGGACACCGATAGGGAATATCAGATCATCGCCCTCAATGCCCTCAGAGTCCGCATATTCAAGGAGGAAGTTGTAGACCTGTTCCTGAACCTTGAAACGGCGAACCTTTCCGGTCTTATGCTCAATAATATTAAAAGCGTGACCGGATGGCGTCTTGATAAAAGAGGAACGCCGGAGGGAGAGTGTATCTCCAATACGCAATCCTACATTCGCCTCAATAACGAGGATCGTAGCAATCCTGGGATTAGGCTGTATGCAGTCTCCAATGCCCTCATATAAAGTTTTTATGATAGTCTCGTACTGTTCATGCGTACAAGCTGTTGTTGTCTTTCCTGCCATTCTAACCATCCTCCTACTTACTGATTTTTCATCAAACCGGCAACGACATTGTTGATTGCCGTCTCAGATACAAACCCACCTTGCAACCTTACCGGGGAAAGAGAACCGTTAGGGAGAAAGAGCATATCGCCATAGCCCATGAGCTTTTCGCCGCCGGCCATATCCAATGCGACCATAGAGTTTGTGACTGTACCAACACGGAGACAGATCTTTGTCGGCATATTAGCTTTAATCAATCCGGTAACAACCTTTGCAACTGGGTACTGTGTGGCAATCACAAGATGAATACCACAGGCACGCGCTTTCTGTGCGATTCTTACAATATGTCCCTCAACGGATTTTCCACCCATACTCATAAGGTCGGATAACTCATCAATGAAAACTATGTCACGTCTCATAGGAGCATCTGCGAACTTTGCATTGTAGCTGTCAATGTCACGGCATCCGGCAGCAGCCAGAACGGAGTAACGGCGATCCATCTCAATACAGAGGTTCTTCAATAAATCAACTGCGCCGTTCACTTCGGAAACGACTGTACAAGCCGCGAGGTTTTTGTAATACTCAAACTCGGTAGCCTTTGGGTCAATAATGTATAAGTGCATCTGAACCGGGTCTTTCTTCATCAACAGGGAAAGAATAAGGTTGTGCAGCACGATTGATTTACCGGATCCTGTCATACCAGAAATAAGGATGTGGCACGCCTTGGCAATATCAATGTAATGCTTGGAACCATCAACCGCCATGCCGATTGCCATTGTAAAACCATCGGAGGACTGAAACTCATTATCAATAAGCATATCCCCCAGGAACACTGTTTCTGTACCGGTAGGGACCTCAATATACACATAACCATTATCAAATCTCAAAGAGGCGTTGCAGTGTAAGGCTGCCTGAAATTCCTTTTCACGTCTCAAAATGGCTTGCACCTGAGTTCCGGGAGCCGGTTCAATAACATACTGTGTAAGGCGTGGTCCTTGATTGATTTTTGCAAGGGTGGAGCGGAGGCGGAAAGAGTTCAATACACTCAATATGGTTTCGGCTTCGTTCTTTACTCCATGAGATCCCCATGAGGTGTGATAAGTCATATTGCCATCAACGGCAGGGAAGATATACGGCTTTGTAAGTTCATACGCCGGAGCGGTGGCAGCGGTCTGTCTCTCTGCGGACTCTTTCAGTCCTGCATTGAGAAGTGTGCGGGCCTCGCTGTGTTTTCTGTTTGCGGTCAATGTCTCCATACAGTTAATAAATACGCTTTTCTTTCTCATGGTTCTCAATCCTTTCTTTACCGGATGCCGGTAGTACACAACTTTCTGTTTAATGCCTGTAATTCTTTGATGTGTATGTCAATAGCTTTCTGCGATTCAGTGTCACATACAAGGCGTTGCGCCTGCCCTGCGTTCTCTATCATCGTCAATACACTGTCACTCAATAATGTCTGTTCTCTATCTGTCAATGAAATAACTACCACGTTCATACCTCCTACCACATATCATTACTTGAAAAAGTATTCAAAAGGATCTCGTTGTCGGTTTCTGTTATATCCAGATAGTTGCCGGAATCATCAATAATGCTCAATGCTTTTTCTTTTGTTATAGGTCTTTTCTCTGCGCCCCTATACGCAAAGCCATATCGGAACATTAAAGGCTTTTCGGATGTCTCGACAACTTCCCTTGCCTTTGCCCTGTCTAAAGTTCCATCGTAGAATGACATCTTTATCATAATTTCGCCTCCCATTCATCAAAATCAGGTAAGTAAGCCTCCAATTCCTCATAGGTTACTTCTGGAAGTATGCTTGCGATAATCGCCCTTGCGGAGTTCTTTGTGTGACCGTGCTCCCTATATACATAGTCAATGAGATTTTTGATCAAATCATAAGTGAAATGATCCTCAATGCAACCGGGAAACTGTTTTTTTAAGTAGTTCATAAATACTTCTAATTTATCTTTGTTCATGTGTTACCTCCATATTACACGCTGTTACTCAATGTTACAATGTAACGTTTAAGCTAATATACTCTCAATCATCCGGCGATTATTCGGTGTTACCTCTCCGCCATAATTGGAAACTGTCAATATAAGATCAATGGCCGTTCTTAATCCTCGAAGCTCGGCAGATACACGGCTGCGCTCATTGTGGTAATTCTTCAATGCCTCACGCTGAATAGGAAGCTCAATAGAAAGCTCAAAGCGTGTGCGGCGCGGTGTGGATGGGTTGTTATAGGTGCGATCCATTGCATCAATGGCAGCCATGCGGCGATCCTCTTCAATGCTCATGCGTTTTTCTGTTGCTTCAAGGCTTGACACCTTGGCCTGCAGTAACTCAAAACTGCTCATACCGTTCTCAATTCTCAATGCTGTATTATTCATGGTTTCTTATCCTCCTAAACTCAATATGTTATGCTGTGACTACTTCATAATTTGCCGGGATCCTGGTTGCTGGCATATAACGGCCGGATGATTGGCAGAACCAGAAAGGGCGTTTGAACTGATACGCCGCGGCGTGTTTCAATAGTTCGATGCTTTCCCCGGTGTGGAGAGTAAAGCGAATCACTGCGCCAACAGGTAAATTTTTCAATGCGTGCGGATCTTTCTTTGCTTCAATGTTCTTTCTGCATCTCTCGCGCCAGTTATTGGCATATTCTGAATCAGTAGGGGAGAGAAGAGAGAGAATAGAAGCCGGGCAATGATCTTCACATGGTCCAGAGCTTTCCTCCATCGTCTTAACTCCAAAGTTGAAATAGTCCCGGTTGTTGGTGTGCGTCAATGCAACGGCGGCGGTTGTCTCTGCCTCTCCGGTGCTCAATTCTGTTATTTTAATAGCTGCATAGTATGTACTTCCTACCATTGTGGACCGTACAACTTCGGCTTTCCTGGTGTCGTTCTGCCAGGTGTAAAGCTCGTCAATCTCTGTTTTCCGGTCAATAGCTCCGGTTCTGGTGTAGTGTGTTGCGTGTGTATAATCCCATCCCATGATATAAACCTCCTTAATCTCTTACCGGCTCGCATTGTAAACAATGGTTTTTGCTAAAGGTTATCAATGCTTTTTTCGTGCCGTTCTCATGCTTGAAATTTTCAAAAAACTTTATCAATGTATCAAACTTGTAATAGTGCAAGCCTATTTCTGAATACTCAATATAGCGGCGATCCGTTATATAGGTTCCTTGGTTGTCGGTGTACTTCTTAAAAAAACGCAGCTTTTCTATATATTCATCAATATTTACTGTTTTCCCCTCTTGCAGATGTTCCAATACTGCGGAGCGGTTCAGATATTTATAAGCCATCCTAAAGCCTCCGATCTCTCAATATATCCGGCGGAGCCGGGGCGGATGATCCGCCGCCGTCCGCCTTACTCTGCGCAATGATCCAACTTATCTTTTATATCTTCAATATCTGAATTGATGCGCTCAATACTTGCATAACGCTTGCTGTTTATTTTTTCTTTGAATGTCTCAAAGTAAGAAAGAGCATAAGAAAAATAATTCATCTTGTTAGACACGCCACGCGCCGCGGTTGCGTCCTGACAATTCAAAACGGCGTTAGATAATAAAATTCTAGTTGCGTCAATGCGTTTCTGCAGTTCGGCTATCTCATTTGTATAGTCGGCGTTGTCTGCCTCTGCCTGTTTTCTGGTTCGTCTCAATGTTTCTGCTCTCTCCATCAATGCGAAGCGGTGAGGGCGTAACAAGTAGCCGCTTTTGTCGATATGGTCCGCAATATCCGCGGATCGTTTTTCATTTCCGTAAAATGTGTTGTATGGTTCGTATGTGAAACGTGCGCCGCTGCCATCCGTGGCGGTCAATACTAAGGATTTTATATAATCGTTTCCGCGTCCGTCCGTGCTCTTTCTGGCATCGTCCAGAGTATACCGCCGGGAAACATTAAATATTTTTGTTTCTGGTTCTTTTATATAGCATTTATCCTGGGCGATTATAAAAATGCTTTCAGTCTGTTTCTTGCGCAGTTCCTCAAAGTCTCTAATATTAAAACAATAATCTATATCAAGACCAGGGGCAGCGACTCTATAATTCCAATAACTAACACCATCACGGCGACAAGCTGAAAAATTGTTGAGTTTAAGCACAGCGAAATATAAATCTTGCAGACATCGCGAAGCGGTAGGAACAATAAAAACGGAGATTTTACACGCTGCCGGGTTCATTGTCTCGGCTACTGCCTTTTTAACTGTGTTTGCGGTAAATTTCCCGGGCTGCTGTGTGATAAAATACGGCTTTTCAAAGTCGAAGCCCTCGACATCATGCAAAAACTGAAAAGCTTTTTTGTTGATAGATAAAAGATTTTTAATATATGCGTTGCTCATGGTTTAGGCCTCCTTTGCTGCCTCTCTGGCGGTTTCTTTAAGTGCGTACTGTTGAAACTCTCCAACGGTTTCAATATGCAGAAAGTCAGGAGAGAACCGGCGCACGGTGTAAGCTCTACGGCTGCCGTCAAAATTGTTTTCACTGGTAACAAAACAGCGGTTTTTATACAAAGCGGATTCTATACGAGATCCCCAATATTTGAACGTTTCACGGTCGAAGAAATGACCGCCGCCCGTTTTATAAATGGCTTTCGCCTCTGATAATGTCATCATAATATATAAGCCTCCTATATTTTGAGAGGGAGCGCCCCGGAGGGCGCGCGCCTCGTTTCTATCGGTTTAGTAGTTTTCAAAATGTGCCTGCAGAGCTTCGATCTCGTCATCCGTGAAAAGCCTTTCAATAGCTTTCTTTGTTCTCTGGCAAGCCTTAAACGCTTTCAAGCCTTTTCTAATCTGATCCGCTCCGCCGTCAATATATCCAAACTCTGTTAAAAAGTCGGCTTCATCTGTGCAACTCTCTACACAAGAGGAATCAGACAAAAGACAATATAAACAGTCTTTTTTCTCCGGCTCATGGGTTGCGGATGGGTTGCACTGATAATCAAAAGTATAACGGCGGTTGTTTGCCGGGTTGATAATGCGGCATTTATAGAGAACGTGGGACGGTGTAAAAAGGTCCTTTTGTTCGTCTGCCTCTTCAAATGTGAATTTTAAAGAATCAATAATCTTTTCTGCTGTCATGGTCTTTCCCTCTCTTTTCTGTTGTTCCATCCGGGAAAGCCTGTTATAATAGGAGACAAGCCCCGGAGGGGTGGCGGCGGTCCGTGTCGCTTGGTAGGTGTAGCGGATCGCCCTTTTTTATTTTGTTTTAAAGTCGTTTACGTCAGACTTGCAGACGGCGGCTTGCAGGGGTTCGCCTGTCCTATTCCCTTTTATGCTGCGTGTATATAGGCAACTCGTTCCAGCCATCGCCCCGGCTCAATAGTTCCGGAGCGGTTCCCGCTTTCCCCTGGGAGCGTCGGGGGCGTTAATCATTGTTAGAGTGCTAACTGCTTTCACTCGATGCCGGGCCGGTTTTATACCGCTTTCCCGATCTCGTGCGGTTCTGAAAGTTTCAAAGTGCTTTCATACTTCCAATAACTTAATTATCTTTTTTATATGTGCGGTGTGAATTGGTACACCCTAGCACAGGTTTACAATTTTCCTTTTGCCTGATATATGCACTCATTACCACAGGGGCAGCCCTCACAGGAGATACAAGCCGGAGGCGGTGGGGCGTGTGTTTCGGTCTCATCTTAATAAGTGCCGCGCCGCCGTTGCCTTGGTCCGGGTTGATTCCCTTGGTCCGGTCTGCGGTGCGTTGTTCTTTTGGGGTACACCGTGCGCCCTTGCCTGCGCTTGTTTGTTTTATTGAACGTCCGGCGGTTCGTTGTTGTCCGTTGCGGTTCGTTCTTTATGCTTGTATTGTAAAGCGTATTCTTTACAAAGTCAAGCGGAAAATTTACAAATTATTGCGGTTTGTGAAATATGTATAGCCGACTAAACAAAATAGGGGCGGTTTGTTGTGTAAATTGTACACTTTACAAAGTGCAAGAAAAACCCGGCGCAGTGTTTACCATGTAAACGGCAGACTTGACAGGCGGCGCAGATTCCTATATATTATAGGGGTATAGAATAGAAAGGAGGGCGGAGCCGGTGCGGTTGAGTTTTGGCGAAAAAATGCGCGTTATGATGAAACGGCGCGGGGTATCGGTGCAAGAGGTGGCGGATCGTCTGGGCGTGTCCCGGCAAAACGTAAACCAGAGACTAAACGCCGATAAATTCACGCTTGACGATATGGAGAAATACGCCGCCGCCATTGGTTGCGGTATAGAGATAGAAATAACAGAGCCGCCGGAGGGCGGAGCAGATCCACATATAAATAAATAAGGATAGCCGAAAAAGTAGAACGTAGGGCACAGAGAGAAGCACAAGAAAGCTTTTCCCGGTGTCCTTTTTATTTTGCCCATGTGAGAACGTAGGACCGCCACAGAGGGCACAGAGGAAAGGAGGGCGCAGAGATGGCAACAGAGAAGAAAGAAACGGCACAGAGAGACGCGCAAGGCGTGAGAAAGCAGAGCTATAAACGTTTTAAGGAGGGGCGCGACTATGAACCCACGGACGCAGAAACAACGGCGGCTTTGTGTGATGCCTTTTTAACTGGATTCTTACAGACAGAGGAAACGCCGGAGGGCGGAGAAGTACAGAACAAAGGGGGACGCCCTAGAAAGTTGGAAACGGTAGAAGAGTTTACAGAGGTAGCGGAAAAGTACATTTTATATATTAAGGATAGAGCGGCGGAGGGTGTGCGCTTGGTGCCTGATGTAGAGGGCTTTTGTAGTTTTGCCGGGATTTCTAGGGAAACGCTTAATAATTGGGAAACAGCCCGCCCGGGTGCGTATTCTGACACAATAAAAAGACTGAAAACAAGTATAGCAGCATTTAAGAAACAACTTGCCTTTGCTGGCAAGATCCCGCCGATCGTATTCGCTACGGATATGAACAACAACCACGGATATACACAGGCGGCGCAAAAGATAGATCTAAACGTTGGAAAACAGGCGGCAGAACTACCAACAGCGGCAGAGATTGCGCAGCGTTTACCGGTGGAAATGAGCGGAAAAGATCCGGCAGACACGGACGGAGATATAAATATATAGCATTTATGCGGTTTTGCGGTTCGTTTTCTTTTACTTTTACGAACTCCGGCACGTTTCCGGCGGTTCTGGTGTGGCAATCCGGGGACAGGTCCGGCAGCTTATACCCTGGGGCGGGGGTGTAGAGCGGAGCGGATCAGGGGCAACTCACCCCTCTGAGTTCCCCAAAAATTAAAAAGCCCAAAACCACACCAATCGTAAAATGGCAAAGAACCCTATTACCGTAAACCACCCAATTTACAATGTAAGTATAAACACGGCATCCGAATAACAAAAGGAAAGTGAGGACTTTACAAAACCACAAAATCCAAAATCGGCGGATGCCTACCGGCATAGAAAGAGAGAAATATGGAACAGAACAAAGAAACAGTAACACAGAATGAGCAGAGAGAGGCGGAAGTATGCAGAGAGAAGAAACAGACCGCATGGGACAAATGGAAAGAGGACACACTGCGGAAGTTCAACCGGACTGCATGACAGAGGCGTACACCGTAGGGATCTCTGAAACACATATCAGAACCAATGCAGCGGTATTCCGGGTGTGGCAGATGATAGAGAACGGAGAACTTACCAGAGAAGAGGGATTGTATCTCATGGTAAATACGCTTGCGGATGAAAACCATCGTCTGAATCAAATGTGTAATGACCTCATAATGAGGATGCCGTCACGTCTGCACGTAGAAACGATAACAGGCGAAAAATAAAAATCGGCGGAGGCTTACGCCTCATAGGAGGTAAAACCGGATGAGCAATGAAAACAGCAATTCCAAAAATTCCCCGGAAAATAAAAAGAGGTCTTGGCACAAGGAACCGTGGTATAAAAGGTTATTCGACAAGATTTTAGTATCGTGTTTTCTTCCGTGCAAGCATGAGTGGGAAGTGTTGAAAGCCCTCTGGACGGCACATGATTACAGCGGTTTTAAGTACGATGTATGCAGATGTGGGTGTAAGAAATGCGGAGAGATAAGAATTGAGAAATTTTTAGTGTAAAAGACGGAGGCAGAGAGATGGTAAAGACGGTTGTTGCGGTTATCGTAGGGTTAGTTTTGCTCAATACAGCGTGGTTTGTATTGAAAATTGTGATTCTGATAGTGGCAGAGAGAAGAGAATACGAAAAATACAGATACAAAAGCCCTTATCAGTCTCCACACAGAGAGGCTTTTATCATGGAGTGCTCAGACCCGAATAGCAGTCCATACGCAAGGCAGTTGGATAAGTGCATCAAAAAGATGGATAGGGAACAGAAACGCATAGCGAAAATCAAATTGAAATCAGACAAGAAACTGTCGAATATGAGCATTTAGAGAATTTTGACGTATCGGAGGATGTGCGAAATGGATAGACCGGTAGAAATCACAAGAAGCTATGCAGAGTGCAAATTCTGTAACGATATTGCTGATATGTGCAATGAGATACCAGATTGTACTCACTGTGAGAATAGAAAAGGAACATGGATAGATACAATCACGAGCCTGCTTGGCACAAAAGCGGTTGTCGTTCTGGAAGATGGCAAAGTGGAGACATATCCACTGGATAGACTTAAAGTTATCACAAAGAGGGAGAGATAATGAAAATTATTGAAGAAATTGGCGAAGCTGCAATGTTGGAACAGCTTGCAGAGGAATGTACCGAACTTGCAAAGGCAGCACTCAAAATGGCAAGGATCATACGAAAAGAGAATCCGACACCTGTAACAGAGAAAGATGCTATTGCAAATATCAGAGAAGAGTACACGGATGTCGTACAGTGTGCCGGAGAACTTTCATTGACCGTAGATGAGGAACAGATGGCACGCGAACACGAACGGTGGGAAAAGAGAGTGAGGGATAGAACATGATACCATTCAGGCATTGCATAAGGGAACCGCACGGATCGGCAGTGAAATTTGAGATACTGGCAGCAGCACCGAATGAGTTTCAGGTACGTTACCCAGATTATGATTACATTAAAATGGGAGTCGGACCGTCAGTGATGTATAACAGAGAACAATTACTGTGTTTCCTACTGGCGTATGACAAAGCGGAGTGCCTTGAATTTATGGAAAAGCTGTATCATCACATGGGATGGCCTGCAGAAAAGCTGTATGCGAATCCGGCGTTTGCCGGAGTGGGAAAGGAGAAAAAGACATGATAGCACGTTTCTTACAGGATATTGTCGTAAACGACATTGAGAAGAATATGGAAATGACTATTGACAAGGGCGAAGAACTCTTTGCCATCGACAGAGGTACCCATTATGAACTGAGAAAGGCTGACGGATGGGGAACTATGGCTCCGAAAGAGTGTGAGGGCGAATATTATGAGATTATCAAAGAATAAAAATCCGTGTTTTGATTGCCTTGCATCAGAAAAAGAAAATGAGGAAGTATGCAAGACCATACGGGCGATACTGAATAAGCACAATAGCGTACAAGTGGATCTGAATGATCCGGGCAGCATAGGAACATTAACCATAGGGGATTGTACATTTAACGTTTATCTTGGAGGCACAACACTGAATAGGCTGCCTTGTCTGCCAGACAAGGATGTATACAAACGCGTATTCACTTTAATAGAGGTGTAGGAGGGATATGTATGGCAAATGAGACCAGACCACAGCTCTTTATCATGGATGAATGGCTCGGAGACCCCATACCGCTTGCGGAAATTAAGGAAATATCTGAGCCTACATTGGATGAAGAGTATGATATGCCGGATATTGCTCATCTGAAAGAGGGGTTTGAAATACCTTTTGAAGTGAAAATGAAGAAATCTGCCATAAACAAGCTGTTTCAACCGTGTTTTGGCAGAGAACCTTACAGAAATCTCGAAAAATGTGCTAAGTGCATACTGAAAAAGGACTGCATTGTGGCGAAAATCGAGAACAATTTCAACATGAGATTAAGGGCATACCACCCTTGATAATAAATCACAAGGAGGACACCAATGGAAGAGAAAGAAAAGAAACCGTGGAGACCGCCGGAAGCGGCACATTTACCCGATCCGATAGCGTTTGTCATGCAGGGGTTTGAGGGATTACCGAAAGAACGGCTGATACCGCCATTACAAACATTTGACAGAGTGATGCAACACTCGGCATTTACCGAAAACCGATGGTGGGAAAATGCAAGACAGGTAACGGCAGCATCATCGGCAGAACAGTTGCGGAGAGTGAGCATCGAAAGAGCGCGCTACCTCGGAGAACCATGGCCGGATTTTGATGATATACCGGTTACGAGTATCACAGAGGATTTTTCACAGAAATGTCAAAACGCCACAATCGGATTGTTAAGAGATCAGGTTATAGCGTCATGCGCTATTCCGGGAGAAACATCGTTTAGAGACATTTTTAACCAGTTAGGTATTAAGGAGGACAATATGGATAGAAGTTTAGCGGACAAGAAATTTAAGAGAGTAACTATTGAGTGCGAGGACGGCACGACTTACGCTGGAAAGATCAATCATGTATGCGGCAGCCCGTATCGTTGCGACAAACTGTGTGTAGAAGCAATGGTTGAGGACAAGCCTATTGGAGCATACGGTATCGAGAAAGTCCTGTTCCAGAATCCGGCAACAATCGTATTTTGGTCTGACGGCACAAAGACGGTTGTAAACTGCATGGATAATGTGGAAATCAAGAAAAAGGTTGTTGATGGCAAGGAAATAACCATTCGTAAACCTAAAAAGGCTGATACCTATTCCGAGGAAGCCGGTTTGGCTATGGCTATCGTGAAGAAATGGGCCGGCAATAACGGAAATTACAACAACATCTTCCGTAAGTTCATCCCTGAGATGGCAAAGGAAGAAAAGGCTGCCAAGAAAGCCAAAAAGGCACAGAAAGCGGAGAAGTAGATATGACATTAAGAGAATTAGCAAAAGGCTATGATGGGGATGTGCTGATTAAAGCCTATGAGAACGAAAAATCAAAGACACCAACGGCGATCATGCAGAGTTCGGTCACGGATGCAATCAAGGATGAGATATTGGATAGAGAAGTTTACAATTATGCAATGGTCTATCAGTCGTTGTTCACATCAAATCTTAGAGTAAATTTTGCAGCCGCACCGGAAGAAACGGAGGAAACCACATGAGAACCTACTTTTTCGACACAGAGTTTACCGGTCTGCGTAAGGACACAACTCTCATCAGCATAGGGATTGTCTCTGACACCGGAGACAGATTTTATGCAGAACTGACAGACTATGATGAGAGTATGTGCAATGAATGGATTGAGAAGAATGTTCTTGATCATTTGATTATGAGTGGAAATGTGAAGTTAGAAGAAAGTCTGGCAGCCGACAATAAAACAACGACTGTAATCGGTAGTAAGGCAGACATTTGCCGTGAACTTATGGAATGGCTTGAGATGGATGCTAATTTTGACAGTGATTATGCTGCGGTATTTGTTTCGGATGTTTCACATTACGATATGGTGCTGTTGATTGATTTATTGGTAGGCAACGCTATGATGCTGCCTAAGTTTATTACACCGGCTTGCCACGACATCAATCAGGATATTGCAGTAATGCTTGACCTATCAGAAAAAGATGCTTTTGACATTTCGAGAGAACAGTTACTTGCAGACAGAGGAATTGCTTTGCCGAAAGGTCAAAAACACAATGCGCTCTACGATGCGGAAGTTATCAAAGCGATATATGAGGACTTTTTCTCCGTGGGGGGGGGGGTAAAACAGGGAGGTAAGAATGGATAAGGGACAAATCTTAATGGATTACCGCTTGGCGAAGAACCATAAGAGACAGATACCCATTCTTGCGGACTTGAATGTGTGCGACACGCAGACAATAGTAGAAATTCTGGAAGAGGGCGGCTACAAGCGTATGTTCAATACGAATGGTGTGGATATTTCCGTGAAGAAAACAGAGATTGAGCAAAAGTATTCTTCCGGGGAATCCATAGCCACCCTTGCAATGGCATATCACATTTCAAAGAAACAGATTAAGGTACTTCTCGGAGTAGAAGAGACGGAGGAAAAAGGAACCATGTCTGAGCAGGAAATGATAAAGAAACTCGGAGAACTTACGAGCGAGGTTGAAAAACTGAAAGCAAACAAGAAATCTCTGGAAGAAAGAAATGCGCAAGTAGAAAAAGAGAATGATGATCTGAGGAATCAGATTGAAAGTTTCAATGCAGAGTTGGATGCCACAGTCAAGGAACAGACTGAAATGCTGAACGGTGGAAAGTTATATGAGGACTATCAGGAAGTTTGCATTAAGAACAGCAAACTCAACGCAACGGTTGATGTTCTGGTAGAGAAAATCAGTATGTTAAAGGCGGTGGGATGCCATGGATAATGGAATGGAACTCAGAGTGAAAGATTATTGTGCTTTCTGCCCTGATTTTGAGGCTGACGTTGATAAGGTTGATATTACCGTATTGGCGGATCATACCCAAAGGGCATTAACCACAATCAGATGTGAACACGCCGAAAAGTGCGAAAGAATATACGGGAGAATACAGGAGGGCAGAACTAATGAAACAACGGTGGTACAAAGTAGTGTTTGAAACCATTGAGAGAAAACCAATCCGCAGAACTGTTACCGTATGCAGCACGGACAGTGTTCATGCGTCTGCTCTGGTATATCAGCAGTTCGGTAGAAAGAAAATCAAGGTAAAATCTGCCAAGAAAGTAAAGGAGAGCGAATGATGGATAATTTGAACTTGAAACCGCAGTCCCCGGATGAAGTAAAAACCATGATGTGGACTGGGGAAAATCAGCGTGAAATGTTCGATCTGCTTACTTGCGGCAAGAAAATTGATGATTATATGACTGCCAGTGGAGAGAACTTTTTCATAGACCATAGCACCGTAAAAGGCGGGTTGGTGCTTATTGCCAACATAGGAAATCAGTGCGGATGCAAAATACCGGTAAAGATAGGGGATTATGTGTGCGGTCGCAGATATGGAGATAAATGGTGTTTTTCCGTTGCGGACGGTACGGCTTTTGAAAACAACACTTGCGGAACTCTCGAAAAGAGAGAGGGGAAAGAAAAACCGATAGACATATTCAAAAACCAGGAGCAGTTAGAAGAGTGCCTGAGAGAGTGGCAACACAGATTATTCCTTGATGGGTGGCTAATACTGGCGCACGTTAAGGATAAGATTATGAACCCTAACGGAGAAGAGGTAATTGACGCTGCCGGGTATAACACATTCGTATTTGAATCCAGTCAGGCGAACATCCAGTTACTCAGCGATGAATCTTACAAAGAGAACAATACATTGTTCAAACACTGCATGGAAAAGGATCTTGTGCATGAACTTTTACATTGCAAGTACGATTGGATGGGATGCCAGGGTGGAACCTATGAGGGCGTGTATCTGGATGCGACCGAACACCAGAAGCTAGAGGAAATGGCAAAGAGCCTTATCATGGCAAAATATGGTGTCGGTTATGATTACTTCATGTGAGGTGCAATATGACAACGGTGGTGGTCTATAAGACCGATACAAAAGAAGTTCTGGCAGCTATTCCGATGGACGGCGGAGATGCCGTCTGCCGGAATGATGTGGAATTTCAGATTTACAACGGAACAGAGCCAATATTCACGGAAACTCCCGGAGGAATCGTATTGGCAGAAAACAAATTTATGATAAAGATGGAGGACAACAACAATGAAAAATAAAGGAACATGGATTATTGTCGGCATTGTAGCCGCATTTGTATTACTGATAGCAGGAATTTTTGTAAGTACCAACAACAGAGCGGTTTCGTTGGAGGAACAGGTCTTTACGGCTGACTCTGATATTCAGGCACAGGAGAAACGCAGAACGGATCTTATCTACAATCTGGCAGATTGCGTCAAGGAGTACGATAAGCATGAGGCAGAGACTCTTCTTAATGTCGTAGAAGCAAGAGGAAACAATGGCAGCACCACAGATATTGAGAATGTGACAACTTCCATAGCTGCGGTTGCCGAAGCATACCCGGAATTAAAATCCAACGAGAATTACAAGGAACTGATGAATGAACTTTCAACCACAGAGAATATGATCCTGCAGTACCGCACTGCCTACAATAATGAGGTAAGGGCGTATAAGAAATATGTGCGTAAATTCCCACATAAGCAGATCTTGGGAGTTATGGGATATGAGGTTATCAATTATGACTATCTGGAATACAACGAAGAGGACAGACAACCGATAAGCAATCTGTTTGGAGAATAAGCCTATGAGGAAATGGAGTAAGATAATCTACTCCGGCAACAGTTGGGATATGACGGTGCGCGAACTGATGTTTAGCATCGTCATTATCCTTATCATGCTTATGGGTGGATTTTTCATCAGTGAAAAGATAGCTTCGCACAATGACGAACAGAATCAGGAATACTATCAAGCTATGCAGATTGATGGAAATGCAGAACTGTTTCAGTATGGTATGCGAACTGATGTAGGAAATGCGTTTGTGAAAGGAAATCTGGTGGCAGTAGACCCTGTTACAGATCCGGGCATAGGTGGAGTACCAGCTGCCTACATAAAGGTTGAGGAACAACACTACAACCGACATACGAGACAGGTGGCACATACACGGACGGTAAATGGGAAAACGCAGACTTATTACACCACGGAGGTATATTATTCGTGGGATTACTACGATAGTTGGGAAAGCCATAGTCAAACAGTGTCATTCCTTGGTGTGGAGTTTCCGTATGGAAAAATCCAGATGCCGGGGTCTTACCTGTATGACACGATTAAGCAATCGTCCCATGTGAGGTATTTGTACTATGTTATCAACACGGAATACAGCGGAGTTATCTATGCCAATCTCAAAGATAATACCATAGAGGACGGAACACCGTTCATTCAGGCAGATACGATAGATGAAGCGGTGGACTATATGGTTTCAAACGGAACTGCCGGGTTGGTAATTTTCTGGGTTGTATGGGTAATTCTGATAGGAGCGGCCGTGTTCGGATTCTGCTATTTTGACAATAAGTGGTTGGAGGATTAGAGATGTATATTGTAGATCAGGACCGTAGCAACGTAGTGAACATCGGTAACATTAAAAGCATTGCACTCAACGGAAAAAGAATTACCGCCGATGATTACACACTTGCAGCTTACGACACAGAACAGAGAGGGAAAGAAGTATTTGAACAGCTACTCGGAAACGCTTTTCCTCCTGATATGATAGTGGCCAAGAATTGCAACATATCTGAGGATGCCGTAAAGGACCTAGCAATGGATCATAGCATTATTATGGTTCGTGGCAACGGACAGGCGGATGTTACAGCGTATAGCTGCGGAGTTTATTATATGCCGGAGGAATAAAAGAATGGTAGATGTTATTTTAGCAATCATTTGGATTGCGATATTGGCACTTTACATTGCTGTGGGTTGGAAAGATGCAAAGTCCAACAATGAAGTGAAGAAAGAAATTACACAGATGAATGAGCTGCTGTTGGAACAGAACTCTCAGCTCAAAGAACAGAATAAGCATCTCAATATGGTTATTCTGAGTGTTTGCAGTAAGAGTGTGAGAGATCGTAAAAATGCGGAGGGAGGAAAAGATGCGCAGACAGAGACGGGCGGCAAACAGACCACATTGGAGAAAGAGACCGGAACGGAGAATGAGACCGCAGCCGCAGATAGAAGAACCTCTGTTTCGAGTGAGGTATGATGAAAGACCGATAGAAAGATATGCCGAGTGCATGGAGATGGATATATTCAATGCAGGACGTGATGGTGCAACAGAATATGTTCATGGAAAATTGGCAAGCAGAATAGGGTTAAAACTTGCCGACAAGGGTTTTATCAAATTTGAAACAAACGAAAATCCGGCGCGCCGTGGCATTATAATCCGTGCGTCAGTAAATGTGGTAAAACCTTAAATATTACAGAGCCGTGTAGAGCCGTGAGAAAGGATGAATTTTCATGGCTCAACACGAACTATCGAATAAAGAGATTATCGTAAGGCTTCTGAAAAGCGATCTGAGTGACTATGACAATCTTCTGTCCTTACTCGGAATGGCAAATGAGGTTATCCGGGAAGATAAAGAACTTTCACGGAAATTAGCGAATAAGGTCAGATTCCTTGCCCTGAGACTATGTGCGACAGGAGATATTAAATACTACGATTTGTACAATAAGGCTCTTTTGTTCTTGGCACAGGAGCATAAGGATTTTGACTCTTATCTGCTTTATGTGGAAAAAAATAGAGATCCAGAGGACAGATACTATCAGCCACGAAGAAATAAGATTTATTGGCTTGTACAGAAGATGCAGAGGCTTATTGATGATGAGTTGGATATTCTATCAATATCAATGCCCCCTGGCACCGGCAAGACCACACTGGGAGAGTTTTTTATATCGTTTGTAATGGGGCATTACCCAAACACACCAAACCTTATGTCCTCCCATTCTGGATTTATGACGAGAATGTTCTATGATGCTGTTCTCAACATAATTACCAGTAATGAATATTGTTGGAGCGATGTGTTCCCAGACATTGTATTTGAGGGAAACAATGCAAAAGAAGAGACAATAAACCTTGGAAGATGGCAGCCGTTTAAGACACTGACCTGCAGACCAATCAGAGGTTCCCTTACCGGTGTTACCCGTTGCGAGGGATTTCTGTATGTGGACGATTTGGTTTCCGGTATCGAAGAGGCTTTATCTATTGATCGTCTGGATAAGTTGTACGGAGAGTACACCACAGACCTTAAATCTCGTAAAAAGAAGAAAGCAAAAGAGATCCACATTGCAACCAGGTGGAGTGTGCATGATGTTATTGGCCGGCTTGAAAGAATGTATGAGGGAAATCCGAGAGCAGAGTTTATTGCTGTGCCAGACATTGATCCTCAGACCGGAAAAAGCAACTTTGATTACGATTACGATGTTGGATTTGATGAGAAATACTTCCACGATATGGAAATGTCGATGGATGATGTTTCATATCGCTGCCTGTATAAAAGTGATCCGATTGAGAGAGAGGGTATTCTGTATCATCCAACAGAATTACAGAGATATATCGGAGGACTGCCGGACAGAGAACCGGATTCTATATTGGCAATCTGCGATACCAAGGACACCGGTACGGACTACAACTTCCTCGGAGTTTTCTATCAGTACGGAGACAGATACTATCTGGAAGATCTGGTATTCAAGAACATCGACCCTGGAACCTTGGACGAACTCAACTCAGATATGCTTGTTAAGCATCATGTACAGCAGGCACAGTTTGAGAGCAACAAAGAGGGTAGCAGAACCGCAAATGAAGTTGAGAGACTTGTCAAAGCCAAAGGCGGCAGATGCCATATCACGAAGAAATACACTACTCAGAACAAAGAAACCAAGATCATCGTCAACTCTTCATGGGTTAAGGAACACGTCATATTCAAAGATATTACAGAATATGAGCCTAAGAGTGATTACGGTGTGATGATGTCATTCCTTTGCAGTTATACACAGCTCGGAAAGAATAAACATGATGATGCGCCGGACGCTCTGGCAATGTTCGCCCAGTTTGTAGATGCTCTTCTTGGCGGAGAGGGACAGGTAGTAAAGAGAAGTGACTTAGGAATATAGAAAGGGATAGCATGGGACAATATAGTTTCGCCACCAACTTGAAAAAAGAAAGAACGAATAGGGGAATTACACAACACGAACTTGCAATGGGCGTTCATGTGGCACAGAATACCGTGAGTGATTGGGAACAATGCAAAAGTTATCCGTCAATCGACAAGATATACGATATAGCAAATTTTCTCAAAATCCCTGTAAGCAAGTTGATTTCTGATGTTCAGAAAAACGGTTGTAAAGCCGACTGCACACAGAAAAACAAATTTTTTTGAAAATATTGTTTATTCCACTTGACAAAGAATGTTTAGTACGCTATACTACGACCATACCAAGTGACACGGACATAAGTTAAGCGGAGTGAACACAAGGTATTTGGCATTAAAGTTTCTCCTAACCATTACGGCACAGCAACAGTGCCGTAATATGGGAAGTAAGCTAACTCGGTAGAAGCGATGGACTGAAAATCCATAGGAGTTGGTTCGACACCAACACTTCCCACTTAGGAATTGTTGTTCCCCGACAGCAATCCAACATCGGAGGGTTCACACTTATGATGGACCTCCGAAGCCTCACATGGAATCTCCCAAAGTGTGAGGTATGGACCATTAGCTCAGTTGGTTAGAGCATCCGGCTCATAACCGGACGGTCTGGGGTTCGAGTCCCTGATGGCCCACGCATGGCAATCCGGCACGAAACTATAAATATAGCCATGGCAGTGAAGCTACGCCAAGATACACCGGAGGAAGTAAGGCGGCTGAGTGCGGCGGTGCAGTGCAGAAACGGTATGACTACCGCATGACCGTGACGGCTACCAGAGGTAGCAGACAAGAGAGGATGCAAAAAGATGTATATTCCTGAATTTTGGTGCGGTGTTGCCGCAACGATAATCACAGAAGTAATAATTGCAATCGCATATTCCATATATGCAGACCACAAGAAAGGAGGCAAGAAGTAATGAACAAAGCTGAATTAGTACAGGCTATGGTTGATGAAGCCGGACTTTCTAAGAGTGATGCCGAAAAGGCACTCAACGCATTTGTGGAAGTTGTCGGCGGAGAACTTGGCAAAGGTGGGAAAGTGCAGTTGGTCGGTTTTGGAACATTTGAAGTGACTGAGCGTGCTGCCAGAGTTGGCAAGAACCCTCAGAACGGAAAAGAGATTTCCATTCCGGCTTGCAAAGCACCTAAGTTCAAAGCCGGTAAAGCACTGAAAGATGAAGTGAATCGCTAAATGATCGGAGCGAACTTGGTGTAGCGTGGTGGTTCGATTCCACCTGTGGGTGTAGCTCTAGCGATTAAGATTCCCACCGCTTCTTTCCTAATGTTCTTGGCGATACAAAGAAAATTCAGGGCGAACGGCAACGATTGGTGGTGTTGCGGCGGACTGTAAATCCGTTCCCTCGTGGTAAACATTGGAGGTTCAATTCCTCTTTCGCCCATTTAGGTAGATTGCAGCCTATTCACAGAGAATTTACCGGACGCGAACGGCTTCCCTGCGGAGAATTGTAAAAACCTGGTTATGATTTTTTGTGGTTAAAGGGTACCTTGCTTCCAGTCAAAAAGTAAAAACCACACCTGTTCGATTAGTCAAGCGGTCAAGATACCACCTTTTCACGGTGGGGACGGGAGTTCGATTCTCCCATCGAACATTTCAACTGAGAATAACGCTGACTGTTTACAGTTGGTTTAGTGTTCCGGCTGAAAAGTATTGGCGAAAGCCGTGGTAAGCAATCATTAAATAGGGAGATTGCAATGCTCACTGAGAGGCTTATGTGAGTAGTCCGGGAAAGCCGACAGGACTTAAAATTGGAGAGCTTGCGTAAGTCACGCTAAAGACCACTGTTGCAACGGTGCCTACGTTACGGTTAATGCCACGGTTCCCCGACCGGGGATAGTTGGGTTCGATTCCCAACCGTAGGACGAGCGAATTTCTTTACCAATTTCTTAATCCGGCTCACACAGGAAAGAAATGGCGTTACGAGTTATCGAGAAATAAGTGCTTTTTACATTACCAAGAGTTTTCAAGAAAAACTCTGGTGCGGAAAATTTACTGCTTAGAGTGCATGAGCGTTACAGCGATTTAAGCGGCGCAGAGGATTTAGTAGAGGCTGAGAACTGCGATAACAACGTACATCAGAGGTAAGGCGATAAAGAGCTGGACTCGTCAGAGGTTCTTTGAGTATGTAGTCGGTGGATTATGAGAACCATGTGGAGGGGTGTAAGGTCCGAGAACCACATTAAAAAATGAAATACCTTTGTTGGCAACTGTCTTACACGTTGCATCGGTTCGGTAGTGGCAACCATCCAAGCTGCCGCCGGACTGCATTGGGGTATAGCTCAGATGGATAGAGCACAACACTACGGATGTTGGTTAGCACAGGTTCGAGTCCTGTTACTCCAATAATGGCTTGTAGCTCAGTGGTAGAGCGTCTGACTGTTAATCAGAATGTCGTGGGTTCGATCCCCACCTTGCCAGTTGGAGACACTTGACTTACTCTTTCAAAACACTCCATAAAAAGGTTACGAAAGGGCGTTTACGACCGGCGGAAGAGGATCTCCGACTTGTACGTTACCAAGGGAAAACTACTCTGCCGTGTGTCCGGTTGGTCGAGGGTGCGGTCTTGAAAACCGTCTGGATGTAAAAGTCTCTGGGGTTCAAATCCCTAACACGGCGTGGCAAAGTAAAGGATACGTTCGATTCGTAGGTGTATGGGTTGCACGTTCTCTATCCAAAACCAATAGAGAAAGGAACGGTTCGATTCCGCGGTGTGAGGTCGCATTTTACTTTGTGGTTTTGACTCTATGGTATAAAGGTTATTACGCCCGACTGTCTATCGGAAAATTTGGGTTCGATTCCCAATAGAGTCGTTATGGTGCATTGCCGTAATGGTAGCGGAGTGGCTTGCTAAGCCATCCGGCAGAAATGCCGTACAGGTTCGAGTCCTGTATGCACCGTTATGAAACCGTATTCCACCGGTGGAGGAGGTTTCAGAATTGGATAGTAGGCAGTAAAGGGTAACTGCAATATTAGTACGGTTGAGGAAAAGGTGCGTCCCGGTGTGGCAACAACGCAAAGTGCAGTGATTGGAATAAGCAGGAATGGCAGCCACCCACCTTTGATACGATAGGTTCAAAAATCCGTATGCACCAAACACATGAGGTAATCTGCGACTATCGTAATATTCCAGTGTAAGGTCCGATTCCTTACCTATCCAATCCCGGTCCGGAACGGGGCAATAAGCCGAAAGGCGTAGACAGAGAGGAAGAAAGGTATGATATTACAAACAATCAAAAAGGGTGTCAGAAATGATACCTTTGAGGAATCCCAGGTTATTCAGTGCTTCGATGTTATTATCGAAAAGGATATGCTTCAAATATCCAACGCTGAATCCTCAGATGAAGAATTGGAAATCAGACAGAAGAATTTCAACAAGGCAAAGGAACTTATCGGTGCTGCCGGATTGTGCAGAGATAACATTATTTGGTATCTTGGTGATCCGCCATTAGAGAAGAATGTTTCACTCACGGTGGTTACTTTAGATACAGTTACTTATGTGTATAGCCGCATTGGTATTCCTGATACTATGGTATTCATTCTGAATAATTCTGGAAAGACAATATCCAGAGTGTTATAAAAAGCCGTCCTGACTTCGGACGATAAACCAGTTGGGTTAGAGAGATTCCCCGAAAGACATTTCCTATCGACATTGCCATTGGTCTCGGCAGAACCGCCAATATGGGGCATTAAGCGGGTGTACGGAAATGTTTAATCAAGTCCGCCGGTCACATACTGTCGTAGTTAGCACCGGTTAAGTGAGGAACGCAAGGAACGACATAGCAGAACTTACAAAGCAGCCTAGGGGCGAGGTTGCATTATGGCGGAGTGGAGCAGTGGTAGCTTGCCGGGTTCATGCCCCGGAGGTCACAGGTTCAAATCCTGTCTCCGCAATCTTGCGTGGTAGTTCAACGGAGAGAACATTATGAGCGGTTGTCATGCTTCATGTGACACGGACAGCAATAATTCTTTTTTCGATGGTAACGAAGAGATGGGGGTTCGATTCCCTCCCACGCAACTGATACGGATTTCCGTATTAAAACTGAACATGGAGAGATGGCGGAACGGTAGACGCGGCAGTTATGTACAATACATCATGTTTGTGATGCTGACAGCAAATATTACAGCTTGGGGCCTGCTTCATTGTTGGTTCAAATCCAACTCTCTCCAATCAAGGCGATGGCACAAACGTCCTTACAAATCAATAAGATGTGCCACATGGCGAGGTAGCTCAGATGGTAGAGCAATGATATGAATACGCAGATCATGTTAGTGATCTCAGCAGCAATCTCATTCCAATCCAGGCATGTGTCGGCGGTTCGATTCCGCCCCTCGTCTCTGCCCCGATTGCCGGTTATGGTAAACCGGAGGGAACATGGTTGACAGGAGTGTTCCTTACAGCAATCGAGCATACGGGTTCAAGTCCTGTCGGGGCAATTAAGTGACGCTTACAGCAATCTCTCAAAACAGAAAATTCCATTGACAATATTTTTCCGTTTGAAACAGCGTCATGTAAAAAGAAAGAGGTTGCCTATGAACCGAAAAGAAGATTATAGGGATATGGAAAAGTATCATAAGGCGTGTCAGAGACAGCATAGGCGATATTACAGCAAAACGTCATTTCTATATCCGTCTCATCCGTGGACTGCGGAGGAAGATGCACTGGTAATCAAGCATGAGATTACCGATTCGGAATTGTCTGAGAAAATTGGTCGTTCTGTCGGAGCGATACATAACAGGCGGTATGAACTTAAAAAGTTAGCCAGATAGGCATAAAACTTTACATGGGACACTTACAGCAACCCTTTTGGATATGACTGTTAATCATAAACCCCAATAGTGTCCTGACAATGAAACAGTAAACAATTTTATAGGGACTCCTACAGCAATCACAATGGTTAAAGCAAATGTCTAAAAAACAATGTGAAACGGTTCAATTCCGTAAATGAGAGTCCTGGAAAGGTAGGAAAACATGAGCTTTGCAGATGCAATGAGAGAAGAGGGTAGATTTACCCGGACTGAAAATGGTGCAGTGGCACTGAATACTTCTGGCGATGCAAGATTGGATTTGTTTGGCACAATCGGATCGCTGAGAGAGGCTGATGAGAACAGAATTACCACTCTGTTTGCGGAGGCATACGCACAGGACAAACTCTTTGCTACAAAGATTGCGTTTTATGCAAGAGACATTCGTGGCGGTCTTGGAGAGAGAAAGACTTTCAGAACCATTATCCGTTATATGGCAGAGAAACACCCAGAAGCACTCAGACCGAACCTTGATTTGGTTGGCGTGTTCGGAAGATATGATGATCTGTATGAGCTTATCGGTACTCCATTGGAGGACGATATGTGGGCGGCAATGAAGAAACAGTTTGAGGAAGATTTACAGAACCTCAATGCCGGAAATGCAATTTCTTTACTTGCAAAATGGATTAAGACCGCAGATGCAAGCAGCTCTGCCACAAGAAAACTCGGAATCCTTACGGCGCAGAAATTAGGCTATCCGGTCTACAATTTCAAGAGAATCGTCCGTAGTATGAGAAAACAGATCGGTGTCGTTGAAAGTCTTATGTCAGCCGGAAGATGGGATGAAATCAAATACCCGGAAGTTCCGAGCCGTGCGATGATGATTTACCGCAAGGCATTTATGAAACATGATGCTGAGAGATTTGGAGAGTTTATCAACAAAGCAGAAAAGGGAGAGGTAAAGATCAATGCCTCAACACTATTCCCTTACGATATTGTTGAGAAGATCCTTTACGGCAGAGAGAGCAACAAGGTACTTGAAGCCCAGTGGAAAGCCTTGCCGGATTATGTGGAGAAAGGAACAAACGCTTTAGTTATGGCGGATGTGTCCGGTTCCATGAGAGGCAGACCTATGGCAACATCAATCGGTCTTGCAATCTATTTTGCAGAGAGAAATGTGGGTGCATACCACAATCTGTTTATGACATTCTCTGACAGACCGGAGACGGTTATTCTGAGGGGAGAAACCCTTGAACAGAAGATTTGCAACGTGAGCAGAGCAAATTGGGATGGCAACACAGACCTTAAAGCTGCTTTTGAGAGGGTTCTTGAAATTGCGAAAAAGCATAATACTCCGCAGGAGGAAATGCCGAAAGCAATCGTTGTTATCTCTGATATGGAAATTGACTATTGCGGAAACCGTGAGTGGTCGTTCTATGACAAGATGGCAAATAAGTTCTGCAAGGCCGGTTATGTAATCCCGAACATCATCTTTTGGAATGTGAACAGCAGACACGATGTATTCCATGCAGACCATAACCGTAAGGGAGTGCAGCTTGCAAGCGGACAGTCAGTTACCGTGTTCAAACAGATTCTGCAGAACCTTGGTTACAATCCGGTTGAGGCAATGGAGAACACGATCAATTCTGAGAGATATGATTGTATCACAGTCGAATAGAGTAAATACTGACCGGGGCAAATAGCTCCGGTCAAATAAAATATAAAAGGAGATAACCACCAATGAAAACACCCTACAATGAAATTGTGAACATCGCAAGTATTGGTTCACAGACAAATCCGATTTCTCTTAATGAGATTTTGAGAAAGGCAAACGATGAGCAGCTTACACCGGCAGCACAGAACAAAGAGAGAGTATTGTTTCTCGGAATTGATGTGCAGCAGGATTTCATGGACAATGGAGCACTCGGAGTTCCAGGAGCGCATGGAGATGTGGAGAGAATGACACAGTTTATCTATAACAACATGGATAAAATTACAAACATTGCGGTATCTATTGATACCCACACACCACATCAGATTTTCCATCCGTGCTGGTGGATTGATGAAAATGGCAACAATCCGGCTCCTTACACGCCGATTACGCTGGCAGACCTTGATTCTGGAAAGTACAAAGCTGTTATCTACCCTCGCCAGAGCCGTGACTATGTAGAACATCTGGAAAAAGACGGAAAGAAAACCTTATGCGTATGGTCTTACCACTGTTTACAGGGTACGTCTGGTGCAGCATTTGAAAATCAGTTTGCTAACATGATTTATTTTCACTCTGTTGCAAAGAAAGCCGTTACGCAGCGTCTTGTAAAAGGACAGGATCCACTCAGCGAAATGTACGGAATTATCAAACCTGAGTATGATACAAAGAACTACATCAATATCGACTTCCTGAACAAACTGGAAAATTACGACAAGATCATTATTGCAGGAGAGGCAAAGAGCCATTGCGTATTGGAAAGCATTAAACAGATTCTCGAACATTACGCTAATCGCCCAGAGATCACTCAGAAAATCTATATCCTGGAAGATTGTATGTCCTCCATTCCTGGGTTTGAGGATGTTACTGAACAGACCTTTGATGATTTTAAGAAAACGTACCATGTAAACATCGTGAAAAGCACAGATGATATTTTGTAGGAGGTAGCCGGTATGAATGAAACAGAACAGGTAATTGACGGATTAGATGAGGTTGAGATCGCAAATACATCCATTGATGAAATCGACAGTGAGAACATCAATTTAATTTTTGTCGGAATCGACAAGTCTGGTTCTATGGGAATGTATGAAAGAGATATGGTAAAAGCTTTTTCGGATTTCAAAGATGCACTTATCAATTCCAAGGAATGTGATGAGATTCTGGTTGCAAGAGCAGACTTCTCCGACAGTGCAACCGTAGGAGGCTATAAGCGCATTACAGAGTTTGACACTTCGTATAGCACCGATGGATGCACAGCTATGTACGATACGATCATTGATGGAACTGAGAAGTTGAAAGAATACAGAGACTTCCTCAAAAATGAGGGAATGAGAGTAAAGGCCGTGTTTGCAATTTTTGGAGATGGGATGGATAACTCTTCTCAGCCGGGAGGGTTTGCAAAGGCAAAGAAAGCGGTAGAGTATCTGAACGTGGAAGAAATCGTTACTGCGTTTATCAGTTTCGGAGGACAGGCAACACAGGAGGCGAAAGACCTTGGATTCAAGAATATCCTCGATGTAAGCAGTTCTGCATCAGAACTCAGAAGAGCTTTCAACTGCTTATCAAAATCAGTGATTGAAAACTCCAAGAGTGCCGTATCGAAACAGGATGATTTTTTTGACGTATAAAAAATGAGAGTAGAACGGCGATTCTAAAAGGGGTTGCCGTTCTTTTTTGTGGGAGGAAATACAATGGTTATAAATAAAATCGGTCAGCAACATATCGACTACGGTACGAATTGCCAGGACTACGGAATTGAATTTGATGGGATGAAAGTTGTTTGCGATGGCTGTTCGGAGGGGAATCATTCGGAAGTTGGAGCAAAAGCGTTTTGCCATCTTTTGAAAAATGACAGCAGAATTATACATGAATGTAGTGTATATACTGCCGCAGCCGCTTTTGGAGAGATACTTGGTCTATTCGGGCAGACTTCCGGCTCAATCAGAGATTTCCTTTGTTTTACGATCCTTATGGTTACTGAAAATGAGACACATTTCATGGTAGATTACTGCGGAGATGGTTTTATCGTGAAAGAACGTCTGGACGGAACGATTGAGTTTGAAGAACTATCTGACGGAGAATACCCGAAATACTTTGCCTACAATTATGTGAATAAAGATATGCTTAAACAGTACAAAGATGGTGTCAATTTTTCCACAAAGGCTTTTCCGAAAGATGAATACAGGAATATTGGTGTAGCATCTGATGGAATACGATTCGCCATGAAAGATGAACAATTTAAGAAAGAATTTACGGAAGTCCTGCAGAGCGGCAAGGAAGTAAGAGTAAAGAGGTTTATAAACAAACATCAGAAAGTATTCCAGGACGATACAACAATCGTATTGTAGGAGGGCATTATGAAAATGGCACTAACGAGGATAGGAAAAGAAAAGATAAGACAGCTTACTCCCATAACGGAGGGAGGCGAGGGATATATCTATGAGTTTGGCAACGATATTCTGAAAATTTACAAACCCTGTGTTGATATTGCAGCCAAGGAAAAGAAAGTTGCCATGCTCATTGACAAACCGCTGCCAAAGGAGGCTATTAAACCGATTGCGGCAGTGTATGACAATAACAATAAGTTTATTGGTTACATTATGCCAAAAGCCGTAGGAGAGGAAGTAAGAGTTCTCACAAGTAAAAAATATCTGAAAGCGAATGGGATAACCACGAAAGATATTTTGGAAATACTCGTAAAGATACAGGACACCGTGAGAGATATACATTCCGCCGGAGTATGTATTGGGGATCTGAACGATCAGAACATCCTCTTTGACAAAACTGGAAATGTGTACTTTATAGATTGCGATAGTTGGAGCGTGGAAGATGAAAAATGTGAAGTTTGCATGGACTTATTCAAAGATCCATTGATGAAAGGAAATGATTTTTCAGAGGAAACAGACACATACGCAGAGGCAATTTTGATTTGGAAAACCCTTACAAGGATTCATCCGCATGGTGGGACTATGACACCAGATATGGATATTGTAGAACGTATGAAACGAGGAATATGCGTAATAGACAATCCAAAAGTAAAAATACCAAGAACGATTAAACCGTGGAAAAACTTATCTCCTTATCTGGTTGATTCTCTGAAAAAGATTTTTGAGAATAAGAGCCGATCTATGGGGGATGAATTAAAACACATGGCAAAACACCTTAAATTCTGCGATGTACACCAGGAGTTTTATTATGGCAAATATGCTCGTTGTCCGCTATGTGATAATAATGCAAATGTTCTTGCTAAGCCGGTATCACAAGGGGTAACAGGAGGGCTTACACTTATCACGATGCTCAAAGGAAACGATGTAAAAATTGTTCTAAATGAGCAGTGCTATATCAATAATGCCGGAGAAGTAGTGGAAGTTAAGAATGGGAATAAATTCACATACGAAAGCGGAATTAAATACCATTTCGCAGAGGTTGGAGCAGAGAATATTGTAATAAAAGCGGATGATAGAGCGTTCTGGTTTGCCACGGATAGAGAATATGTGTTTGAGAAGAAACACAAGAGTCCGATTTATGCGGCAGGAGATTCAGTATATTTCATAAGTCCTGCCAATACATTAACCTCTATCCAGATCACAAAATCAGGCAACGGAATACGGACGATTACAAAATGTGGATATGAGAGTTACTTTGCGGTATCTGAGGGACATTCGTGCGTTGTGAGTAGATTTGCAGAAAACCTCATTGTGAATCTGGATGGAAAAAACATTGAGATACCATATACTGATACCGTGAATAATTATGGAATACACAGAGATAAAACAACCGGAGGATGGCTTATCGTGTTGGAAAACGGAGCCGGACAGTTCTTTACCTTTGTGTGCAATGAACATGGAGTAGTGTATAGCGAGGACCGCATTAAATATCAATGCGGGCTTGGCAATGTATGTTTTTATAACTCCAATATCTCAATACCGATTGATGGAAATATCAGAATATATTCGTACCAGAAACAGGCATTTAAAGATTTTGAGTGCGAAGCCGTATCGCCGGATAGCTGTTTAATCAAAGATTCCACAGCATTTACAATCGTCAATGATGAAAATATTTATAGACTTGTGAGAACTGTACGATGAAAGGAGAAAATGGTATGACAGAAGCGCAGAAAAAAGCAGTTGAGGTACAGAAAGAAATCGAAGAGGCCTGCATCCGGCATGGACTTAATCTTACTATCTTTGAAAATGGTATTGGATTTGTGGATCCCAAAGACAATAAAATTGTCATGGTATGGAGACCCAAGTATAAATCGGCACCGCCAGAAACACCACCTACACAGAAACCGTCCGGCGGAAATATGTCCGCTTTCATATTTGGCGGTTCAAAGGGAAGTGGCAGATTTATGGGAAACAAAAGGAAACATACAGTCAGAGGAATGAAACGGAGGTAGGTTGATATGCCAAGTTTTAAATTAAAACCGGAGCACATAAAGATTATGACAGACCTTAATTTTAGAATCTCCATTTTAATAGATTCTAAGGATAGGTATAGACCGGCAATAGATGTTAAAAGACCATTCGGGAACAGCGGCCCCACAACGAATGTGTGTGAAATCATGGGATGGCACTGCGATGAAGAAAGTGGAGAATACGCTGCTGAGGATATTGAAAAAGCCGAAATGCTCATTATCGAGCTTCCAGTTGCTTTGCAGATCGTGATGCAAAACCACACATTTGAACCCGGAGAATATGAAGTAGGGGAATATTCCTCGGCATACTTCAATTATGTTCACATTCGCAATTATCACGCATTAAAATCTCCTATCGCAGAAATAGAGGAAAAATATAAAGACTGCGATCAAATGGAAAGGTTACATGAAGTTTGTATGAATGTATCTGGCGATAACCCGTGGAAAGTGATTGACGATCTGAAATGGTTTGCCCAGACCGACTTTCTGACAGATGCAATAGTGGTATTTGAAAAGCATCGAGACGAACTAATCCTTGATGAATGGCTGAAAACACATGACGGAGAGGATTATTGCGAATATTGTCCTGAAAACGCTGAATGTCCTCACGGAATGGCTTGTTATGGTGGAGAACCTATCGAGCCGTCTTGCTACGGAGCAGATATGAAAGAATTTCTTTACACGGACTCTATTATTGAGGATGCACTGGAGGAAAGATATGGCGAAGAATAACAAACTGATAAATTCCCTGAATGAAATCGCCAGAAGAAACCGCTCACAGAACGTTGCTACTGCGGCAGACCAGATGGTTCCACAGATATATGCTGCGATTGCCATAGCACTTCACAGAACCTATGGATTCGGATATAAGCGTATCAATGATGTGTTCGTAGAATCACAGCACATTTGGGAAAACTATGCCGGGGACGGAACCGGTATGGTAAAGAAGTGTGAGGAAGAAACCGGAGTGACGGTATGTAGCCCGGAAGAGGCACAGAGATTGATGGAGATGCAGAATGGAATGTAACGGAAATTGTGGATCATGTGCTTGGCATGATAATTTTAATGGGACAACGGATTGGATATGCGCCAATGAGGAAAGTGATTGCTATGGAGCGGTCACATCCTGGGATGATTACTGCATTGACTACGAACCGAAAGACATATAATAACGAACTCAATTACATCATAAAATTTTAATTTTATCATTTAACAAGGAATGACTGCATTAAAATATCGGTTTCACCGATATTCTAATGCGTGGTTGTTCCTTTTTTGTTAAAATGATGGTGTCTTGGTATAGACGTTGGTGGATTATCCCTTTCTTGATATGGAGTAGTGAACGCTACTCCATATTGGTAAGCCCGGATAGCTCAACTGGCAGAGCATTTGATTTGTAATCAAAAGGTTGTGGGTTCGATTCCCACTCTCGGCTCTTGCCTCTTTCGAGAGGCCATGGGTTCCTCCATTATTGTAGGATAGGGCGGTGGCGAGCCGCCCAGTAATGTGTGGTGGCGCAGTTCGGTAGCGCATCTGACTTTTAATCAGACGGTCGTGGGTTCAAATCCCATCCACGCAACTATCCACATACAGAAAGGAGCAGCTATATTGGAAACGGAAAACGTATACTGCCCTGTATGTAAGGCACGGGCAAACCGTGAAAAACTTCTTTTCAAGAAAGTACCCGGAGCATCCGGCACGATTTTCATAAACTGCCGTGGATGTAAGGAAGTAATAAAAATAGAATTAAGCAAAGAGCCTTTGAGCCGGTTAAGTCATAAGTAGACTTGATCGGTTCTTTTGTTTTATTCGGAAAGGGGAAACTTCATGTACGCAAGCAACCGTCCGACTCTCGGTAGGCGAATGTTAATGACTGATGAGAAGGAAATTACGAAAGACAATATCATATCGGTTGTATCTAAGGCGTTTATGGAACACCAGGAGAATGTGGCACAGGAAGTTTTTCTTTTTGAGTATGAGAAAGGCAATCAGCCAATTCTTAACCGTGAAAAGAAAATCAGACCGGATCTCAATGCCACAGTCGTAGAAAACAATGCTTCAAAGATTGTGGACGTGCATCTGGGATATTGTTTTTCCAACCCGATCACTTTCGTACAGAGAGCAAAGATAGAACCGACAAAGAAACAGAAGAAAGCCTTATTCGGATTTTTGAAAAAAAAGGATGAGGACGATGGAGAGAATATTGACGATTTGAAGATCGCCATGCTCAATAAAATGATGCAGGAGCAGAGCAAAGCGGCAAAAGATATTGCCCTTGGAAGAAACCTATTTATCTGTGGTGTCGGCTACCAGATGATGCTGCCGAACAGAAATAAGAGCAGATATTCTCCATTTGAGCTATTGGTTCCAAGTCCACTTACAACCTTTGTGGTGTACTCAAATGACGCATATAGAGAACCGGTGCTAGGATGCACCTATTCCGTACATGATGATGGAACAATTACTCTTACGGCATACTCAAAGAATTTCTGCTATACCATTGAGCATGAGTTGAACACGACAGACTATCATCTGAAAGAGAATATCGCACCAAACCCACTCCGAAGAATACCGGTCGTTGAATTTTATCTGAATGACCGCATGGGTATTTTTGAAAAGGTTATCCCACTGATGGATGCAATGAATCTTGTGGATTCTGACCGTATCAATGATATTCTGCAACACGTTCAGAGTTTACTCTGGATGCACAACTGCCAGGTAAACGAAGAGGGCAAGAAAAACCTCGTAGACGGCGATGGAGTCATTATGACAAAGAGTACCGGGGACGGCAAGGAAGCAAAGATCACTTACCTCAATCAGACATTGAATGAGAGTGAGGTTCAGAAACTTGTGGATCATCTCAATTCTCAGTTGGAGCAGATTACCTCTACACCGTCATGGCAGGAGGCAAGTGGCGGTTCAACCACCGGTGCAATGCAGTTATCCAATGGATGGCAGTGTTTGGAGATTTCCGCTAAGACGGTTGAGCAGTTATTCACTGAGCCGGAAATGCAGCTCATTGATTTGGCAATCGAAATCATTAAGACAGATCAGAGACCGTATGACGGCCTGAAAGATATAGAGACGGCAGATGTTGAAATCCGTTTCTGCCGTACAAAAACCTATGATTTGGTATCTAAGACCAATTCCCTTGTGGCATTGCTTAATGCCGGAGTAGACGGTCTTACATCATTCAACACTGTTGGACTGTTCACAGATCCACAACAGGCATGGGTTGACAGTAAGCCTATTATTGATGGCATACAGAAGAAACTTGCCTCCAAGGAGGAAAAGACACAGCAACCGAACCCTAACGCATACAAGGATGAAGAGGGGAACGGTGGGGAGAACAACACGGAAAAAGATAAGACAGAGGAATCTAAGCAGCCAAGTAAGACTGCAATGGTAGAAGAATAGGCGGTGTGAACTATGTATAATCCGGTTGAATACTTTGACGAAATGAACATTCTCAAAGACGATAAGCTCCGCCGGAAGAAAACCGCCAAGGAGTTTATAAATGCACTTGTAGACTTTTTTGCAGCACAGTTCCTCAATCTTATTTCCGGCATTTTCCTTTACGAAAAGACGAGTGCTGATTACGAAAATGAACTCATGGATCTCTATTTTGCCATGATGCCGGAATATCAGTACGAAACAGAAGTAAGGGAAAAGGCATACAGATTTGCAAAGTATATTCAGGAAGCCACAGAGAGGGCAGTTGCAAATGCCAACGGCAACGATAAATATAAAATGTCTCGCATGACCGGCGGCATGATGAAAGAAGAGGATGTTCCCAAAAGTGTAAAAAGGATGTTCTCGGAGGTTAGAGCCACGGAGATCGCCCTGAATGAGACGAACTGGATATATAACTGGATAAATCATCAGAACCTCGTGGATAAGAAACAGACCACCCATACATGGGTAAGCATGAGGGATGAACGTGTCCGGGTTAGCCACTGGGAGGCGGACAGCCAAACAGTTCCTATTAACGAGCCTTTTATCATCAACGGGTACAAAATGATGTTCCCCCTCGATGATAGTATGGGCGCACCGATAGATGAAATTATCAACTGTCGGTGCGTGGAATTATAAATCAGGAGGTAGAAAACCAATGGCAACTGCAAAACAGACAGCAGCAGACAAGAAAAAGATGGACGATAAGAAGAAAGCAGCTTCAAAGAAATCCGTTTCAAAGAAAGATACTGCCAAGAAAACTGCTAATAAGAAAGCAGCAGCAAAGAAGTCCACAGCAAAGAAAACTGCTACCAAGAAAACAACTGCCAAAAAGGCAGCAAAGAAAAACTAACTGAATACAGTTAGAGCCTATGAGCCGGATGTGATGGAAAATCGTGTCCGGCTCATTTTTTCGGTTACAGAGGGAGTAATTCCTTTCAGATAACGGGTTAGAGAAAACCCTCATCAAACGCATACAACTATTGTCTTGCAGAGACGCAAGTAAAAAAACGCAGAAATTCACACGGAGAGAACCGTTCAAACGCAGGAGGTCAATTATGGCAGATGTAAACAGCACAACAACTCAGAACCAGGCACAGCAGCAGTCTCAGACAACACCGCAGAATCAGCCTACTCAGGCATCCGGTACACAGCAGCAGCCTCAGGCAGATAAGCATGAGGAAAACAACTCCGGCGGAGAAGTAACCGTTGAGAGCCTTATGGCGCAGCTTGCACAGGAGAAAGCGGCAAATGCGAAACTGAAATCCGATAACGACAAACTTTGTACGTCCGAGGGAAATCTTCGCAAACAGCTTAGAGCTAAGCAGACAGCCGAAGAGCAGGAGGCAGAGGCAAAAGCGGAACAGCAGGCTCAGAGAGATGCTTATGTCAAGGAACTGGAAAAATTCAAAGCGGTAGCGGAATCATCGGAGCGTTACTTAGGAATGGGTATGCCGGCCGAAATGGCAAAGGCTACGGCAACAGCAGAGTATGAGGGAAGCATGGATGTTGTTACCGGAAACATCACTAAGTTTATGGCGGAAAGAGACAAACAGAAAGAGTCGGAAATCCGCGCTCAGTATTTGGCTCAGATGCCTACGCCACAGTCTGGAAACGTAGGTCAGGTTGACTATTCAGCACAGATTAAACAGGCAATGGACGCAGGCGATTCACAGGCTGCGATTCTTGCAATATTAAGTCAAAGTGCCGCTAACAATCAGCAGGCATAAATCTAAAGGAGGTAATGAATTATGGCACAGGGCACAGCAACATCATTCGCTGTTCCTAATTTTAGCGGAATGTTATTCGCTAAAGGACAGACAGCAACACCGTTCTCTACTATGATTGGCGCAAGACCTCTTGTAACCAATCATGTAGAGTTTACTTGCGGTCAGGAGTACAACACAGAAACAGGCGAACAGCCGGAGATTTCTGAAACAGCATCCCTTACTGCACCACAGCCGGAAATGGTAACTAGAAGCCAGCTTACCAATGTAACTCAGATCTTCCAGAAATCCGTGGCGATTTCTTATGGAAAGCAGAGTAACATGGGTACACTGCAGGGTATCAATGTGGCCGGCCAGCAGGCAAACCCTATGGACGAGCTTGCATTTCAGGTTTCTCGTAGAATGGCAAAAATCGCACAGGATATTGAGTACACATTCATCAACGGAAAGTACGCAAAGGCAACTACTGATGCAGAGGCCAATAAAACAAGAGGACTTCTGACAGCTATCACAACCAACGTACTTGATCTTGCTAAAAAGCCTCTCACATATTGGCTTGTAGCAGAGGGATTAAAGTCCATTCACGATCAGGGAGCAAAGACAGACAACATTGTTCTCGGAGTTGATGCAACTACAATGTTGCAGCTTAACCTTGATGCGCAGCAGAACAACCTTACAATCGTTCCCCTTGGAAGAGAAGTGAACGGTATCAAATTACAGACAGTAGTTACCCCTCTTGGAGAAGTGGCAGTTGCTTTGTTTGATACTATGCCTACCGGTACAGCCGTTCTGTTCGATCCGTCCATCATGGCTCCGGTTCATCAGATGGTTCCTGGCAAGGGCAATTTCTTCCTGGAGCAGCTTGCAAAGACTGGTGCAGGAGAAACATATCAGATTTTCGGACAGATTGGTTTGGATCACGGTCCTGAGTGGATGAGTGCTAAGTTCACAAATATTTCCACAGATCTTCCGAGCAAACTGACAGCAACCACAAAACCGGGGGAATAACAGGTCATACCCTTGACGGTGGTTCCCGTATCGTAGCCGATTCTTCTGTTTCCACATCATCAGATGCGAGCACAGAAGAGACGGTTACTGATGTCACAAAGAAGTATACAGAGGAAGAACTTAATGCTCTGACAGTGGCACAGATTAAGGCTATCGCAACGGAACGTGGGTATGACATGAAAGAAACCGTAAAAGCAAAGCTGATCGCAGAGTTTTTAACTCAGCAAGGGTAAGAAAGTGAGGACGGATTATGGACGCTAAATTGTTGAAAGTCATTTTAGATGATGAAACTCTCACTGACGAACAGATTGCCGTCCTCCTTGTGAAAGCTCAGAAACAGGCTGCAAATCAACACTTTTGGGCGGATGATGATATTCCGACAGAGGCAGAGTTGGAGAGGTTTTATAACCGGTATGAGTTTGAAATCTATGATTTGGCGAAAGCCATAAACTCTGACGATGCGAGGGGTGGACTTGTATCTCACACAGAACTTGGAGTTACCCGAAACTGGGGACAGACAGGTAAGAAAGATATTGAGTTGGCCTTGGCGAAGATTCCACCCAAAACCTATGTCGGTCTATTAAGGAGGGATGGCAATGCCTAAGCTGAGACTTAAAGACCTCAGATTGAACCAAGTCCCCTTTTATTACCAGACCTATGACGGAACGGTAGACGAAGTGGATGAGGATGGCAACCTTACTGGGGAGAACATACCGAAGTATTCAAATCCGGTTCGTGTGCTTGCGAGAGTAAGCCCGAACTCAGGAAATGCAGAGGATTCTCCATTTGGTAAAGATATTGTCTATGACAAGACCATATCAACCGTACAGAAATTGCCGATTGATGAATACTCAAAACTCTTCATAGATGTGGTTCCTGTTCTCAATGAGGACGGGTCCACGGACACAGAACCAGATTATATATGTGTCTGCCCGAAACATGATTTGCAACAGAATCTATGGGCGATACGGAAGATTAAGGGGAATATCCATGCAGGACAAAATAACGATCAATCCCTTTGACCCGGACAGCATAGATGAGGCCATTAAGAAACTGGAAAAGCGGAAAGAGCGTATACACAAATGCGCAGAGAAACTTATACAGAGACTTACAGACCTCGGAGTTGAAAAGGCACAGGAGTTAGTTCCGGTTGATACCGGTACGGCAAGATCTTCCATTATCGGTTATCTGGATGAGGCAGATGGAGTTGGAATCATAAGTGCCGGAGGGTATTGCAAGTACATTGAGTTTGGTACTGGTGTAAAGGGTAGGGACAACTCCCACCCAAGCGAAGAGTACAAGGCAATAATGAACTGGGCATACAATTCCGGGGCAACAATCTTTACCACGAAAGACGGCAGAGAGGGTTGGTATTATCCGGCTGATGATGGCACATGGCGATTTACAGAGGGTATGCCGTCAAGACCATTCATGTATGAGACGGCGCAATATCTGAGGAAAGAAGCACAAAAAATAGCAAGCGAGGTATTCAAGGATGGTTAAGGACAATGTGAATTTGTATTTTACGAACCTCCTGAAAGACTTGCAGAAACAATACAGCAGTTTGAAAGGAGGACAGGTGTATAAAGCTACACCACCGTCATTCCCCTATATGTATTTCAAACAGATAGGCGGAGACGGAGCGTTATCCACACTTTCAAATACAGAGGACGGTATCAATCTTGGATTGGAAGTCAAATTCTATTCAAACAAATCCGCCTCAGAAGTGCGGAAGTTAGCAAATTCCGCAAGGGAATATATGGTAGGGATTGGATTTCATTGCGACTACTTCTCCCCTGTGGAGAATGTAAGCGATACTTCCATTTCACAATTCCTTACCCGATTCTCAAAACTGGAAACATGATTAACTCCATCGGCTAGGGTCGCTCCCGAAAAGCACTCGCCTGGTGTCTGCCGGTGGTTTTAATAAATTCAAGGCTTTACCTCTTAGGCAAAGGAAAACACAAGGAGGTAGAACGAAGATGGCAAAATGTACAAATGTGACATATCTCATGCACGAGAAAGCAGATGCTCCCGGAACATTTGAGAAGTTGATCGACATTACTGAGTACCCGGATCTCGGTGGAGAAAAGGAAAAACTCGATGTTACAACACTTTCCGATACGAAGAAAAGAACCATTAACGGTATCGAGGACACAGGGGATCTTGCTTTCAAAGCATGGTATGAGAAAGCTGATTACAAGAAACTCTTGGATCTGCAGGAAGCAGGAAAAGTTGATAAATACCAGTTATGGTTTGGAGAAGAGGGTGTTGACGGCAAATGGGAGTGGGCCGGTGTTATGGCAGTATATCCGACAAGCGGATCTTCCAACAATGCGAGAGAAATGTCATTCTCCATTACTGATGAGGGCGAAGAGGCTCTTCATTATGTAACAGCGTGAAAAAGTGAAACAGCGGCAGGGGAATAATCCTCTGCCGTACAAATAGGACAAATTAACGAAAGGACGGTTAATAAGTATGATTTTACAGACAGCGAATGGACCTAAAGAGATTAAAGTAGCAGATCTCGATTTTACAAACCTTATGTGTGATCTGGAAGATCACGATGTAGATGTAATGGGACTTCTGGATGATGATACCAGAGAGAACATGAAGATTTTTAAGACAATCAGAGCGATCATCGCAGTCCTTACCGGCACAAAGGATCTCACAAAAGCCGGAAAGATACTGAGCGAACATTTGAAGTACGGCGGTTCCATGGATGAAGTCATGGAAGCCTTTACGGAGGCAATGAAAACCGCGGGTTTTGGCGAGGAAGCCGAGGAACCTCCGAAGAGCGGAGGAAAGAAAACCAAGGCGGCAACAGAGTAGAGGAAATAGATCTCAGTAAATACAAAACATTTACAGAGATTATCAATAAAGTTTGGCTTCCCAACGCTCTCCTTTATGGAGTTTCCTATGAGACCTTTTGGACATTAAACCCTACGAAATTAGAGCCATTCCAAAAGAAGAGAGAAATGGAAGCGAAAGAACAGGCCACAGCATTAGATACGTTGGCGTGGTCCGTTGGTTCGTATGTCGTAGATGCCATGGCAATCTTCCTTGGCAGAAATGCTCCGGCATACCCAAGCCAACCAAGAAGCATGAACAGCACAGAGGACGCACCGCCGGGAGCAAAAATGACGGATGCAGACAGATTCGCTGCCTTTGCCGCAGAACATAATAAGCGATTGAGACAGCGAAGAGAAAAGTAGCTGATTACATGGGGATAGGTTGACGAACCGAAACAGCGCAAGTCCGGCGCAGTTCCCCATGTTTTCTTATTTTACGGACAAACAATACCACCCACGGACAGGGTTTTACGAAGTGAGGTGGCAAAATGCCTGATAACAGAGTAGATAGCATTTTATTGGAAATAGAAGCCACCACTGATAAGGCAGACGGTGGTATTGATAAAGTAACAAAAGCTCTTACCTCAATGAAGAAAATCACTGAGGGATTAGATACAGAAAAGTTAAAACAGATTCTTGATGTAATGCGTGGTTTCTCCGGCGTTGGAGATGATCTTAAAAATGCCGGAAGTGGTATGAGAAGCATTGCATCATCCATTAAGTCTCTGTCAGGAGTTGATACGGCGAAATTAAAAGAGGTTGCGGCTACTGTAAAGGAAGTCAGCACAGCACTTGGAAACCTCGGATCGAATAATCGCGTCAGCATCAGAATTGATTCTGAGGGGGCACAGAGACGTGTACAGCCTTTGGAGAACGGTCAGCAAGCAGCGGCAGCCACAGAAAGCGTTGCGACTGCATCAGAAGAGGCACAGGCAGCAATGAACGGTGCCGCATCAGCGGCAAGCCAGTTGGCACAAGAGGAAAGCAACCTCGGAACTGCCGGACAAAGTGCAGCAGCCGGACAGACAAACTTAAACGAAAGTCTCAATCAGGCAAACACAAATCCGGCTAATAGACGTATTCAGGAACTCATAGACCAGATCAATAAGTACAAAGCCACTGTCAGCGGTATGGAGAGTGGAAAGATACGGTTTGATACCGGTCAGTATGAGGAAGCTGTGAATGGTCTCAGACAGGCACAGGAACAGTTTAAGCAGTTCAAGGAAACGGTTTCACAGTCTCCTAAGAATATGGAGGATGTGGCAAAGTCCATTAAGTCCATAGGGGATGCAGCACAGAAATGTGGACTTGGAACCTTTTCTTCTATATTAAGTGGAATTGCATCAATTCTTCCGGCCATTGAAACTGGTGGCATGGCGGCAAATGCCGGATTCCAGTCTATGGCGGTAGGTCTTGAAGCCGTTCAGGCGGCGATACCGATTATTGGTATTATCCTGACAATCCTTACTGCAATCATCAATGCGGTAAGGCAAGTGGCAAATGCTGTAAAGAACGAGACCCAAAAAATCATTTCTGCCGTGAAAACGGTAGTGAACAAAATCCGTTCTGGGATTGCTGCAATTATAAATAAATTCAAGGAACTCAAAAAGAGAGTGAGAGAGAGCCTTGGATTTTCAGAAAAACAATCTGGTGCATTTGCAAAGAAACTCGGCTCAATCATCCGACTTGGAACGTTCATGTTATTACGTTCAATGTTTACACACCTATTTGAACTCGTAAAAACAGGATTCGATAACCTTGTTATTTATTCAAAAAGAGCCGGAACAGAGTTTCACAAAAACGTAAATCTGCTCTACAACGATTTGCGACAGCTTGGAGCATCACTGACAACTGCATTTGAGCCAATACTGAATGTAGTTACTCCGATTCTGGATTATCTGATTCAGAAGCTCGTTGCAGCAACAAACGCATTGGCACAGTTCTTCTCAGCACTCACAGGTAAGAAGTTCTATACCAAGGCAATAAAACAGAATAAAGATTATACAGATTCCTTAAATGGTGCTGCAAAGGCGGCAAAGAACCTTACCACCGGCATAGATGAGCTTAACATCCTAAGTGATGATAAAAGCGGCAGTGGAAGCAACAGCGGAGCCGATGGAAGCGGTTATGAAACAGACGAGATTGCGGATAAGTACAAAAATCTTGCACAGATGATTAAGGATGCTTGGGATGAAGCTGATTTCTACGATGTAGGAAGAATGTTCGGGGAGAAACTGAAAGAAGCCCTCGATAACATTCAGTGGGACGGCATCAAAGCATCTCTGAGAAAGATTGCGAAGTGCATTGCGACATTCCTGAATGGTTTCCTTGAAACTCCTGGATTGTTCACATCAATAGGTGTGACAATAGCGCAAGCTATTAACTCTGCATTTGAGTTCGTTGATTCATTTGTAGAAAACTTCCATTGGAGCAGTCTCGGAACGGCAATAGCAGATCTTATCATTGGTGCATTAGATACTCTTGACTGGACTCTGATAAATAAAACCGCAAAGGGACTTGCACAGGGTATCGTAGATGCAATCAACGCTGCCCTGCAGACAGAAGATCTCTGGAAGAAAATTGGAACAGCAATTTCCAATGCAATAAACTCAGCGATTCTATTTGCAAAGACATTCGTTACCGGATTGGATTGGGCTTCACTCGGAACCGCAATCGGCAATTTGCTTGGCAATGCAATAGCCGGAATTGATTATGTTGGCATTGGAGAAACATTCGCCGGTTTTGTAAATGGTGTATTTACTGCCGTACTGAATTTCTCAAAGACTTTCCCATGGAAAGATATTGCTACGAACTTTGCAAACGGTGTCAACACAGCACTGAAAAAACTCGATTGGAATACCATCAAAGATGGTTTCGATACTTTCTGTGAGGGACTTGGAACAAATATAAATACCGCAATTACGGAGATCGACTGGAATCTTGTAGGCACAACGCTTGGCAACAGCATCAAGACACTTTTCAGCGGTCTTGGAAAATTCCTTGCAAAGATAGATTTCAAGAAAATCGGAAGTGACTTTGCGAGTGCGATAAACAAGGCAGTTAAGACTATCGACTGGAAAGAAGCCGGAGGCACAATCAATTCCCTTATATCTGGTGTATGCACACTGATTAACACTTTGATAGATGAGGTAGATTGGTACGAACTTCTAAAGGGCGTAGGAACGGCAATGTCCGAGATTGACTGGGACACAATCCTCAAAACAGTCTTTAAGGTATTTGCAGCCAAGTGGACGTTCAAGAATTTGTTCAAATGGGTATCATGGACCGCCATTTGGAACCAGTTGAAAACAAGCATTGTAGAGGGAATATCTAAGAAGTTTGGAATTGGATCTGATGATGGAGAAATAAATACTGTCGGAGAGAAAATAGTCAGTGGCTTGCTTGGTGGAATATCTAAATCCCTTTTGCCGGCACCATTGCAGACAGCGTTGAGTTGTTTCGGAAATGTGACAGATGTTGTCAAAGGAATATTTGGCATAGGTGGTTCATCCGATTCAACCGTATTCAGCACACTTGGAAGCAATCTTGTCACTGCTTTCAATGGAGGCATCGGAAAGAAATTCTCAGACTGCCAAGCAAAAGTTACGGAGTGGGCCGGAAAGGTCAATGACTGGTTCTCGGGTACGAGTTTTGGAAAGATTTGCAAAGAGACTTGGGAAACCCACGGTCAGAACATCATAACCGGCTTTAAGGACAAGATAGGCAATGCTTATACCACCACGAAAGACAGCATCACGACTTGGGCTGCTAAGGCCAAAGAGTGGTTCAACAATTCATCATTTGGTGGGGTCAACATGGAAACATGGACCGGATATGCAAATGACATTATCTCCGGTTTCAAGACGAAAGTGGGAAATGCCTATACACAGACCAAGGACAATATTACCACATGGGCCTCAAAGGCAAAGGAGTGGTTTAATAGTTCTTCATTCGGCGGAGTGAACAACGGTACATGGACCACCTACGCAAATGATATTATCACTGGTTTCAAAACAAAGGTGGGTAACGCATACACCACTACAAAAGATAACATCACAACCTGGGCGAGCAAAGTTAAGGAATGGTATACGAGCAGCGGCTTTGGAAACATCAATAGCAATACTTGGCAGACCTACGCAAACAATATCATTTCCGGCTTCCGGGAAAAGGTTGGAAACACCTATACCACCACAAAGAACAACATTACTACTTGGGCGAGTAGCCTGAAAGATTGGTTTTCTGGATCTTCATTCGGAAATATCAACAATGCCACATGGACCACTTATGCAGGAAATATCATAACTGGTTTCAGGAACAAAATAGGACTGTCGTACACAGATACGAAAAGCAATATCACAACATGGGCTTCAAACCTCAAAACGTGGTTCTCTGATAGTGGTTTTGGATGCATCAATAGTTCTAAGTGGAGTACCTATGCAGAGAATATTATTTCCGGCTTCAAAACGAAAATCGGAAACAGTTATACGACTTGTAAGAGCAACATTACAACATGGGCTTCTAATGTAAAAACGTGGTTCACAAATACCTGTTCTTATGACAAGTGGTATGACATTGCAAAAAATGTGGTAGATGGTTTTAAGAACGGTATAGGAAATCTGTACTCTACCTGTAAGAACAACATTGAATCGTGGGGCAGCAGTATTATCTCATGGTTCAAAGACAAGCTGGATATTAACTCTCCGTCCAGAGTATTCAAACGATTAGGTGCATATTCCGTAGAGGGATATAACATCGGCGTAGAGAAAGAGGGAGAGAAAACAAAAGGAATTGTCACTTCCTGGGTAGATTCATTCGCTGATATGGACGTGAACCTCGGAACACGTCTGAAAATCAATGACAGTGCATTGAAAGAATACAGCAACAATTATGGAAGTGATTTCACGAATGAAGCAATCGTGCAGCGTGTGACAAGGGAGGTATCTACAAACGGAACCGTGCAGGCAACGCTTAATTCCAGCGGCGGTCTGAAAGAAGCTATCAAAGAGGCTCTGGACGATCTTGGAATAACAACCGCTGTGAGTGAGATTTCCAAGAACACCAAGACACAGGCTGATAAGAAAGAACAGACGATTGTTGAAATCGGTGGAAAGACAGTTACGGATGCAGTAACCACACAGCGCAATGCCAACGGTTACAGCTTCCAAGGAGCGTAAAGGAGGGATATGGAATGGCTTATATATCAGTAAATGGTTATGACTTTCCCCCTCCTAAACGTGGGGCAAAGCCAACTGTATCTACAATGGTGGATGCCGGAAGAAATGCCAACGGCACGGTCGTAGGACAGAGAGTTGGGCGAGATCAGTACAAACTCGACACTCTGGAATGGCCGTGGCTGACGGCAGCTGAGTGGAGCCGGATGCTTACGGTGCTGAGTGCGTTTTTCGTATATGTCACTTTCCCAGATCCGGTCACTATGAAAAAAATAACAATAAAGATGTACCCCGGAGATAGGACGGCAGAACCATATTGGATTGATACAGACGGAAATCCAATTACCTATCAGAGTTGCAAAGTAAACCTTATTGATTGTGGAGAGTGATGGTGTATGCAGAAAGTATCAAATGAATACAAGGCAAGCATGAAAAGCTCTCTGAGAGAGCGGTCATACATGATGATTTCATTCGGTCTGGTAAATCAGGAGGCACAGGCCAACGCAACTGTCATGGGAAATAATTTTGCCTATTACTCAAAGCAGACCGGCTTATTCGGTCAGCGAAAAGAGGACACTGTATATGCCACACTCGAACATGATTTCACAAAGGTTGACGGATCCATGTATTTTCTTCCCAGAGAGAATACATCCGGCAACTACTACGACACCGGCTTGATAAGCAAGCCTCTGATTCCATCAAGCGGATATGAGCTGCTTATCGAACTGAATGTTGTAGCAACAGACATTAAAGGACTGACTATCAATTTTGGAGAGGTTTATCCTACCAGGTTCGACATACTCACGAGTAGCGGACAGAGAATAGAGATTGCTGACAACGATCAGTCAGAGTTCAGTACAGAACAGGTATTAGAGAATACCACCTATATCAAATTTATCTTCTATGAGATGAAAAATCCATATTCCAGACTGAGGATATATTCAATTCAGTTAGGTTACGGCCTCGTGTACTACAACGAGGACATTATGGATTCTAAATTAGATAGTTACATATCCCCGATTTGTGAGGATGTTCCGCAAATAGATTTCATGGTTAAGTTGCAGAACTACGATCAGTATTTTAATGTTGACAATCCGAACTCTGCAATCAACTTTTTGGAGACCGGTCAGGAGATGTATGTCTGGTATGGCTATCAGCTACCGAACTCAGACACAATCGAATGGATAAGAGGCGCAAAGCTACAGTGTAGCGCATGGGAAAGTGATGATTACTCCGCAACGATACGATGTCAGGATCTCTTCCGAAACATGGATGAGGAATATTACAAGGGGTGTTATGCTCCGGCAGGAATCACATATTATCATGCGGCAGAACTGATATTCCAAGACGCAGGAATTACAGAGTATTACATTGACCCATACCTCAAAAAGTCAAAAACCAAAAACCCAATACCAAGGGTAAAACACAAAGAGGCATTACAGATTATTGCCAATGCCTGCAGATGCGTACTATCGCAGAACAGATACGGCAGACCGCAGATAAAATCATCATTCGCCCCTGAGTACGATATAACGTGCAACGGAGAGACAGAGTATTCCCATGTGAGGAATATTAAGAGCGAAGTGGCAAAACAGGAATATGCTTCGTTCTCTCATAACTACACAACCGTAACTGCGGATATGTATTATCTGCCGGAAAACCAAAGCAAGGCAGACAAATACACCGGATATATTTCATTGCAGCAGTCCGGGAAAGATTGTTTGTTTGAACAAAACCCTATCATTTACATCACACAGGAAACCGCCTGTATGTACTATGGTTTGCAACTGATGTTCGGATCTTCACTGCCGGACGGCATCATATTCAGAACTTTTAATGATGGTGCAAAGATTGACGAGTACGAGATAACGGCAGACATTACCAAGAAACTGATTGTCCGCCACGATTTTGATGATTTTGATTTGATGGAGATTGAGTTCACTAAGACGAAAGAACCATTCAATCGAATTGTTGTAGATTACTTCTCATTTGGCGATATAACGGATTTTACGATGGAAAGGCAGGACATGACATCTTCTCCGAAATCAATCAAGCAGGAGCTTGTTAAGGCGGTCAGAGTGCCATGCTACTCATACCAAAAAGGCACAGCCGAAGAAACACTCATTAGCGAAGAAACAGAAGCAACCAAAGGGGATGTGCAGACATACTACCTCGGAGATCCAACTTATGACTGCCGGGCAACATTCAATGGGTCAGCATCCAACGTAAGCATCATTGAACGTGGAGATTACTATGTAATGGTTAAGTTTCTGATTACTGGCAAGTACCAGTTTGAAATTATAGGACACAGATACAACATTGTTGAGCAGTATGCCACAAAAACACTTAATAGCAGAGGAAAGACCATCACATGGAAAAATCCTCTCGTAAGCGATATGGAAACAGCAAATCACTTGGCGGATTGGCTTGGAGATTACTATAACGCCGGTATTGAGTATGAGTACAATACCCGTGGCAATCCAGAGATAGACGCAAACGATATTGTGTATCAGGAAAATGCGTACCGTCCCGGATTAAAAGTAAATATCTACCGCCATGTTGTGAACTTCTCACAGAGTTTGTCCGGCAAGGTAATTGCCCGTAGGGTATCAGAAAAATAACGGAAGAAAGGAAGAGGAAAATGGATGGCTATTAAATCTGTTAAAGCTATCGTAAACGGTGTAACTACAACACTCGCATACGACAGCGCATCAAAGACTTACAAAGCAACACTGACTGCTCCGGCAAAATCCTCATACAATCAGTCAGGACATTATTACGGAGTGCAGATCATCGCCACAGATGAGGCGGGCAACAGCACATCGGTAAATCAATCCGATGCAACTCTCGGAAGCAAACTGAGACTTACCGTTAAAGAGAAAACAGCACCAGTTATCACAATCTCAGCACCTACGGCATCACAGTTACTTACGAGCAACCAGCCTACGATCACGTTCACAGTTACTGATGATGATTCTGGCGTAAATCCAGACACAATCAAGCTGCTCATTGATGGATCTGAAATATCCGGTGTTACAAAGACAAAAACATCATCCGGTTATTCGTGCAGTTATAAACCTACGGCGGCACTGGCAGATGGCTCACATACCGTAGTTGTCAAAGCTACAGACTATGACGGCAATGCTGCTACTCAGAAGAGCGTTTCATTCAAGATTGATACCGTTCCACCTGAGTTATCAGTTACAAGCCCGGTAGACAAGCTCATCACAAACAAGACAACTGTTACGGTATCTGGAACAACAAACGATGCCACATCCAGTCCGGTTACACTGACAATCAATGGTAGTGCAGTGACCGTATATGACGATGGTACATTCTCAAAGGATATTACCTTAAAGGACGGCTCCAATACAATTACTATCGTGGCGAAAGATGGAGCTGGAAGAACAACCACAGTCAAAAGAACAGTTACTCTCGATACTAAAGCACCAGTTATCTCAGACGTTTCATTGGCTCCGAACCCGGCAGATGTTGGGGCAACCTATGTAATTTCTGTTTCGGTAACAGATTAGGCGGTGCGGCATGGCAGCTAACATATTGGTAAGGGACGTTACGATAAGTCCAAACCCCGTGCAGGCAAAAGGGAAATACACAATCTCGGTTTCCATTGAGGAACTGAAAGGCGTTGCATTTGTCGGCAATTATGTTGGCTCCTATGTCAATATATCAGACAAGGAAATTCCTGATAAATTGCCACTGGCATACGTTGGCAATTACACCAAAGGATAGGAGGCGATGAATAATGGCTGATATAGCAAATGTCACAGGAACACTTGACGATAAAGAACTGAATTTTCAGCACTCTATCGGAACCGTATATAAAGCCTCCGCAAGCATAGATGGTTCGGAAAAGGATCATGTAGCCGTATTGACGGCAACGGATTCTGCCGGGAATAGTACAACGGAAACAATGGTTATTTCTATCTCTGGTTCCTGGACCACTCCAAAAACAGATTGGTACGGTTACACAGACGATGATGGGATTTATCACGGAGACCGGTTTAACACGGAGGATTTCAACCGGATAAAGAACAACCTCGCATATCTCAGAGAGATAGCCGTGGCAATGTACCAGGAGTTTTCCATAAATGATCTGGGAGACGATAGGAGCAAAGACCAGTATTTTTATGCGGATGAGATAAATCAGTTGGAAGAAAACATTAAGCTCATAGCTGAAAACACATTTAAGCCGGACATAGGGGAGAACCCCTTATACACAGCGAATGGAAAGATTTTTGATTTCAACGAACTCAACCGCATTGAAAGCCTAATTTTGGATTTATTCAATCAGTTATTAAATCAATACAGAGGTCGGCAGATGCTTACCTTTAACTTTGGCATAAGGAGGGAGGCGTTCTAAGTGGCGTGGGAACGATTAAAGACAGACTACAAGGATGCCGTATGGTCCGGTCTGCGGAAGTTCATACCTATTGATAATGGGGACGGCAGTTATTCCGTAAAAGATGTGACCCAGTACACGGTGTACGATGAATCGTTTTTCGGTGCGTATGATGCCAACCGCATCAATACAGCCGTCAACGCAATCATGGCAGCATTGGAAAACGGAACAGATTTGTATGAGGTATTCACAGAGTTTTTTGAGAACCAGAAAGTTGAGTTTGACAAGAGAGCAAATCTGGATCTCGACTCATTCAATATCTTTCTCGACAATTTGCAGGCAACGGCAAATGCGGATGTTGTGCAGTTAAAGAAAGACTACACATCTGAAATGACAACGTTTGAGAACAATCAGGAAATATTGTTTAATCAATGGTTTTCAATGATTAAAGATCAGTTGTCAGCGGATGCAGCCGGAAAATTGCAGAATGAAATCAACGATGTGGAAACCCACATCAGAAACCTTGCAGTGAAGATACATTTCAACGATACCGTTGGAACTGCTGCTGCAATAACTGTACAAAATGTAACATCCGGTAACAAATATACTGTTACAGATTATACTCAGCCTTTGTATCTCACAGAGGCAGGAGAGTACACAATAAGCATTGCGAATGACAACTATATAGTTGCCCCGAAAACATTTTCTATCAGCAATGCGGATCTTATGACACATAAGACTTTCAGAATCATGGATGGCAACGGATTGGCGTTTGTCGATGGTTTTGTAGGAGCCTATGTAAATAAATAACGGAGGTAGACAAAATGAGAGATTTCCCTAAGAGACTTGCAACCGCCGAGGACATTAGAAATTGTAAATCCTTGGTGGATGATGGCGCATTTGCAGCAAAAGACCTGTTGGAAGCCATCGAAGATCTTGAAAACATGAATTATCTTCATTGCCCGGTTCTTGCGGTAGGAGAGGATAAGAAAACTGTTACCATTCACTATTGTGCTGAGGCAAAAGCAAATACAAAGGCGATTGTCGGAAATAAGACGGTAACAATCACAAACGTAACACATGAAGAGGGCGAACCGGATGAGATTACAGGAGAGAAACAGTTGGAAACGACCGTTATTTCCACATCCGCTATGGTATCTGTGGATGCAACAGAAATCGCAGTTACCGCACCATACACCATTTACGACAGTCTCGGCATGACGGCCGAAGAACTGAATCAGATTAAGGAGGAATTGGCTAATGAGTAAATTCTACGGTTATGATGAAGCAATGGAAAATGACATTGCGAAGATAACCACCCCGAAACTTGCGCTTATGTCCGATGTCGTTGCATCTGATAAGAAGTTTATTCGCATGGAGAACGGTTCCCTTACTGTTATCGCAGGAGTTTTGATTGCGGTAGGCAATTCTGTTTTTAAGACAGAAAAAACCACTCTTACAGCGAGCAACTTGGACGGAACAGCAACTAAGTTTGAGGTGGGAAAGGACTATTGCATTTATATCTGTGATCCTACCGGTGGAGATGCCACGAACTTTGCCGCAGAACAGTATCGTATTTCCCTTAATACGACATATCCAAACGGTTATACGGCAGTTACATCAAGAAAAATCGGTGGCTTCCATTACGGTGTTGTCAGAAAAACAAATAGTTCTGGTATTCCGATCAGCGCATCAGGTGCTGCATTAGGAAGTGGATGGGAAACAAACGTAACAGAGGGGATCGTTCCTAACTCTGTATGGACTCTTCTCCATAGACCTACCTGTGATCCTACCGGAATGGTTTATATCGGACCGTTCTGGGGAGACATATATCTTTCATCCGACAATGGTGCCAGTGGTTTGCAGAGCAAAAAGGGTGTTGTGCCGATTACTGGAACAGAGGGATTAAACTGGTATATCGCCAATGAAAGAGCTATGAGAGTAGGCAAGAGACTTCCAACCTACGCTGAGTTCTGCAAAGGCGCATACGGTTCTCCACAGGGCGAAGATGGTAACAACACATACGCATGGTCCGCAACTTCCAATACGGCAAGAACCGCCTGCGGAAATGTAAAGAACGCAGTTTCCGCAACGAATGTTCGCGACCTTGTTGGAAACGTATGGAAGTGGCTTGATGAGTTCATTCACGACCCTACCGGATCAGCATGGAACTGGTATGACGTTATGAGCGGACAGAAAGTTGGCCAGCTTTACATGGCCAACAACACTGGCTTGCACGCGCTCATTGGCGGTGGCTACTGGAGCGACGGGGTTCACGATGGTTCGCGGACTGTGGCTTGCATCAATTATCCGTGGTACGTGGGCACGTACATTGGCGTGTGGTGCGTCTGTGACTCGCTGTAAGCTGATGGGGACCGGCGAAAGCCGAGTCCCTTGCAGTTGAAAGGTTGGGTGTAATGGCATACGAAAGCAAATATGAAAATCCCTCCACTCTGAAAATGGACTACGTTCATACAGAGGCACACCAGATGGCCTACGACCTATCGGTATATCTCCATAAGAAAGTGAGAGAAATGCCACATTATGAGAAATTCACTCTCCAAAAGGATATACGAGAATGTATAGACGGAATCATGGATGAGATAGAAGCATACGAGAGATCAAAGACAATCAGCCATCTTTACACAGCCGACAGGTTGAAAGGAAGATTGGTACGGAAAATCCGATTGGCACATGATCTCAAATATTCTGCAATGAACGACAGAGTATACAAATATTGTGCAACACAGATCGGTATTCTCGGTGCGTATATCGGAGGGTTAATAAACAAGGCACAAAAGGAAAAGAAATCAAAATAAGCAACTATCTTGGGGTAGCTGTTAATTCGCACTGTCGCTCCGTGGCTTGCACGCGCTCATTGGCGGTGGCAACTGGAACAACGGGGTTCACGATGGTTCGCGGACTGTGAATTGCAACAATTATCCGTGGAACGTGAACACGAACATTGGCGTGTGGTGCGTCTGTGACTATTTTGAAAACTGTCAGATTGGTGGAGCTATGGCTTGCCAACAAGGATTATTTGATAATCATTTATTGAATAGTCAGACGGCTATCCCGTCCCGTGCAAACCGGGCGAACTTAAAACAGCGAAGCCAAATAGTAGCGAAAGCGAAGGAAGTGTGGCGTAAGCATTATTTATGAAGAGAATAACAGGTCTTATGAAAAACATCTGTACCATGAAGAACGCATTAAACGCATACCAAAAAGCGAGGCGGTGCAAAAGGTACAGACCGGAGGTTTTGGAGTTTGAAGCAAACAGAGAGGAATATCTCGGCAAAGCCATTCGGGAATTGGAAAGTTTGACATATACTCCTGGAAAGTACAAGGTATTCAAAGTTTGGGAACCCAAAGAGCGTATAATCATGGCTTTGCCATTTTACGATAGGGTTATCCAACATATGATTGTCAATTACATAGAGCCGATATTTGAGCATCAGTTCATCTACCATTCCTATGCTTGCAGAAAAGGGAAAGGTGCTCACAGAGCCAGCAAGCAGTTGACAAGGTGGTTATATAATCTGGAAGTTGTGCAAGGTAAATCAGTCTATGTACTGAAAGCCGACATACACCATTACTTCCAGAGCATAGACCACAAGGTTCTGAAAAGAGAAATTAGAACCTACATTAAAGACAAGGACTTACTCGTAATCCTTGACCGGATAATAGACCATAATGGGATATTCCCGGACGGTGTCGGCATACCGGTTGGAAATCTTACGAGCCAACTATTTGCCAACGTGTATTTACACCGATTGGATATGTTCGTAAAACATACACTTCATGCAGAACACTACATGAGATATATGGATGATTTTGTGATTATATCAGAGGATCTTGAACAGTTGAAACGGTGGGAGAAACAGATAGAAATATTCCTTGCGGATGTTCTTAAATTACAATTAAATCCAAAAACAACCATTGTTTATGCAAAGAACGGAGTGGATTTTGTTGGATATAGGCATTGGAACTCTACGAAGAAAATCAGAAAGGATGCTATGCGTAGACTGAAACGCCTTATGAAGAATTTCAAAGATGGAACTATCACGGAAGAATTTTTCGACAAATCGTTTACAAGTAGAATTGGTTCGATAAAACACGCCGACACCTATAATCTGGTGCAGAAGATCACCTGTGAAGCAAAGGAGTTAAAGGAAAGTCATGCGTGATGGAAGTTATGTCATTGTAGATAGGCTGTGTGAGGCAACCACACAACTGCTTGAAATAATTAAAAAGCAGGAAGAAATCATTGAGCAGTGCAGAATATCGGATGAACTGCATAAGGAACTCGATGATATGAAAAACGACGTGGATCAGAAGATGGATTTAATTGAGTATGATTTGAGATCATACAGACGGGAGCGTGAAGAATGATAGATTTTATCGTGAAATATTGGATCGAGTTTCTTTTTGGATTGATAATCAGCGGAATGGGCGTGATGGCGAAGCTGATGTACAATCAGCACTTAAAAAACAAAGCCATTGACAAGGGCGTAGAAGCTCTTTTAAGAAATGGTATCGTTCAGACATACAATAAGTGGTCTGAGAGGGGTTACTGCCCCATATACGCACGAGAGAACGCCACAAGGATGTATGAACCTTATCACATACTTGGCGGAAATGATGTTGCGACAGACTTAATCGAAGATCTGAAAGGACTACCGACAGAACCGCAAAAGAAGAAAGAGGGTGTAGAAGATGATACTTAAAATTTTTATAGGTTTCGCTCTCGGTTACATTGCAGCTTGCGTGACATTTTACATCCTGCAGAAAAGAGAGCGTAGGCGGAGAAAAGAGAAGAAAAAGAAAGTAAGCCTGAACACCTATGCAAAGGTAGCCACTACTGCGGTATTGGCTCATGGGATGATCCTTACATCGTGTTCCTATGTTCTCTCATGGATAGGCATGGACCCGGTGGTGGATGTATCAAGCACAATCGTCAAAGAAATCGTAGCTCCATTGGTGGTTTACCTTGGAACAAATACGATTATGAACATCTTTGAAAAGAACAAACTCAGTTTTTCAGTACCAATCAACAGCACCGTCATAAGCAAAGACGGAACCACACACAAAGCCTCTGATGATGAGGCAGTAGGATAGGAGGTCATATTATGACAATGGAATTTTTAATTGTAGCACTGTTCGCGGTATCATTACTCACAAACCTTACCGTTGAGGGAATCAAGAAACTTCTGGATAAGAAATCTGTTGACTATTCATCGAATGTGATGGCAGCAGTTACCGCAGTCGTTATCTCCGTGGCACTGTCCGCCGGGTATCTGATTTACACAGAAACGATGCTTAACGCAAAGATTGGCGTTGAACTCATTGCCCTTGCGTATCTTAGTTTTTTAGTTGCCACGAACGGATATGACAAAGTTATTCAGGCAATCAAGCAGATCAAACAGATTGGAAACCAGTAAGAGAATATTATTCAGAGCCATGAGCCGGATGTGAATTAACACACCCGGCTCTTTCTTTTTAAGGAGGCACGGATCATGGCATTGAAAGGTACGACAGCACAGGAGAGGGCATGGAACTTCTTTTGTGCTAAAGGATTAAGCCATTACGCCGTAAGTGGTGTCATGGCAAGCATAAGAGCCGAGAGCGGATTCAATCCTCGCAATCTGCAGAACAGTTGTGAGAAAAAGAGCGGGTATACAGATGAAACATATACCGCTGCGGTAGACAACGGCAGCTATGGGAACTTTGTCCGGGATTCCTACGGCTATGGGTACGCACAGTGGACCTATTGGAGCAGAAAACAGAATCTTCTCAATTTTGCCAAGAAGAAAAATAAGTCCATCGGAGACGAAGAGATGCAGTTAGAATTTCTGTGGGAGGAATTGACCGGATCGTACAAAGGGGTTCTTACAAAACTCAAAGCCGCAAAATCCACACAGGAAGCATCCAACATTATCCTGACCGGATATGAAAAGCCGAAAGATCAGGGGCAAAAGGTAAAGGCAACCAGGGGATCTTATGCCAAGGAATATTATAACCAGTTTGCAGTGAAAAAGGAGGAAAAGACAATGAAAGTAATTATCGGAAGTGCAAGAAGAGATGAGAACGGAAAGTATGCCGGAGGCAAGCCGGGAGATCAGGATGGCGTAGAGGTAAGCACACAGAATTATTATGTTCATACCAAAGGATGGTATATGTTCCGCTTCCTGAGTGACGAACACGCAAAGAAAGTTGCTAAAGCAATGTGGGATGCCTGCATGAACAACAATATCGGCTACTGTCAGGCACACAGATCCATTATGGCAATGCTTAAAAAGCATGGCAACATGAAAGCAATCGGAGAAAAGACAGAAACAGATTGCAGCGACCTCGTAAGAGGTTGTATCTATGAGGCAACCGGCATTGACGTGGGAGCCTTTAGCACCGCAACGGAGCCGTCAGTATTAGAAAAATCCGGTCTGTTTGCCAAAAAAGTTTCCGTTACATCTGCAACCGTCCTTAAACCAGGAGACATTCTGGTTACAAAGAGCAAAGGGCATACTGTTATCGTTGTTTCCGTAGGCGGATCCGCCCCAAGCGGAAGCACATCAACATCCAAACCGGCAGTGTCTGGCAGTACAGCAAGAGTTGAGAGTGCAAGAAGTAAAGATGCAGCAATCGCCGGAAAATACAAAACGACTAGCAATCTGTACCTGAGAGTTGGAGCCGGCACCGGTAAAACTGCAATCACTTTAATGCCAGCCGGATCATCGGTACAGTGTTATGGTTACTACACAACCTACAACGGAACACGCTGGTATTATGTGGCATACGGAGACAACACCGGATTCTGTTCATCTGCATATTTACGGAAAGCCTAAAGCGATGTAAGATGGTATAAAATCGAAAAGGACTTCGTTTGTAATATGCCCGTAATATACAAATGAAAGCAAAAACCGCATAAACACTGAGACCTTGTGCTACTGCTATGTTAGCTCAGGGTGTATGCTAATTAAGAATTTCTAAGATAATATAAGATATTGAGAAGTCCTGGAAATGTTGAATTTCTGGGGCTTTTCTTTATGTATTGATAAGACATGCGAATTGTCAGAATATTCATAAATAGAAGATAATTTACGTTGTTTTGAGGTCGTTATATACACGTGATACACAAGTGATATACAGGTGGTATACACTCGTTTTTACTGATTTTGAATGCTTTTGGAAGCATTTCATCCTTTGCTTTTCAAGATGATTTAGGCTGAACATAAGTGTGACGTTAAATAAAAGAAATATCATAAGTGTATCCAGCAATCAGTCTTGATTTATTGTTTTATATCTTGTTCACTTCTGTAAGAAGTTTTTCTAAAGTCTTATGGGTGTACGTTCCCTTGGTGGTGTCGTTTTTCATACTGTGTCCCATAATCAGTTTGATACATACGTCATTTGCTCCGGCGCTGTCCATAAGTGAAGCAAAGGTGTGTCTGCCATCGTGGGGCAGGTGTTTCATTTTGAGTTTTCCCATGCACGTATTAAAATTGCCGTTCATGTAGGTTCCGTAGGTGTAAGCCAGGTAGGTGTATTTTCGCTTGACCTTCCCAGTATCGTCTTCCACAAGTTTCGAGATACGGACAGCGTAGGGCTTTCGTCGTTTGCCACCAAGCTTGATTACGCTGCCGTAAGAGTTTGGTAACTTCATATTTAACCTTCTTTCTGCATTTGTTCTAATTGTTTAAGGCAATACTCTGCATATTCCTTGTAGCGTTTTACTCTTGCAATTTCATTCGGAATATCAAAAGCATAAATGGACTTCGGAACCAGGTCAGAACGTTTGGTAGGATTAGCCACCTTGTATGTAGATAGCTTATATTCTACAAAATCTTTTACTTCTTTTTCCAGTTCAGACAGTTTGGTTAATGGTATCTGGGCAACGTCTTTTCCAGTCTCATTTGAATAGACGTGGATCACGCCATCTTCGGCAAATTTTTTTACATCAACAGATCCGGTTGCAGAATCGAAGGAATCCTGTAAATGGGCTTCCTGAAGAAGTTCATATTCAACCGTATAGCCGATATCATGCAGATAGGAGAGGACACCGTAATAAGGCTGTTCATATTTGTTAATGTAGTATTTGCGTATTTCAAAGGAATTGAAATAGTCATCAATGATTGCATTCACAAAATCATTGGTGCATTCGCAATATTGCATCAAATCTCCATTCTCATTAGGAATAAATGCTTCCATAGGGATCTTGTAACCGCTGGCTAGTACTTTGAGAAAGCTCTCTGTTACAGGTTTCTTACCGTTCTCTACGTTGCAGTAATGCGTTCTGGAAATTCCAAAGTCTTTTGCTAGTTGGTTCTGTGATACCCCCCTTTCTTTTCGGATTTGAATGATCCGTTCCCGGATTTCATCTTGATTTGTCAACATTTTCATGTACTCCTTTCATTTACACATCATATTTGCTCGTACCATATAAGAAACAGAATTGCTTATATGTACTATATAGTACATAATTAGTATAGACAACAACAGCAACAATGTCAACAAAAATATGGAGGAGAAACAAGTGAAAAAAGATGAAGTAAAACTGCTGATGAAGCAAAATCAGGTAAAGCAGTGGGAAGTGGCGGAAGCAATGGGAATTTCCGAATTTACGCTTTGCAGATGGCTCAGGAAGGACTAAGGGGAAACAGCTTGAACGGCTGAATTCGGCGATTAAGAAGGTCAGAAGCTGCAAAGAGGAGACACATAGAGAGGAGGAACGCTAATGGAACGAGTTACGACAAAAGAGGCTGCAAAGCTGCTTAACATGGATGTTGTGACCTTATAGTTTTTGATGAGACAGGAGCGGCTGCCGATTGGATATGCCATCAAGAAAGATGGAAAGAGCCGCTATCATTACATCATTTACAGAAGTATGCTGGAGGCGTTTATTCAGAGCGGAGGGAAATGCTAAATGGCAGGAAAACGATATTACTGGTTGAAATTGCAGGTGGGTTTCTTTCAGGAACTGATCATCAAACAGCTGCGAACTTTGCCGGAGGGAGACAGTATCGTCCTGCTTTATCTGAAACTGTTGTTAAAAGCAATTAATACAGAAGGGATTATTTACTATCAACATATTTTGCCGACCTTAGATGAGGAAATAGCATTGGATACGGGAGAAAAACCGGCACTTGTGAAGCTGACGATTTCTGCTTTGTGCCAATATCATGCGGCTGTGTTCTTGGACGATCAATCGTTACAGTTATTGTACTTGGAGGACATGGTTGGCAGTGAGAGCGCTTCAGCATCGAGAGTCAGAAATCATAGGGCGAATCAAAAGCTCCTAAAGGAAAAAGAGCAGGCAACGTTACAATGTAATGCAACTGTAACGGAAGGTAACACCACAGAAATTTCTGGTAACCCAGAGATAGAGAACAGTGAAAAGGAAGAGAAGAAGCCAAAGAAAGAGGGAGAACCAGAGATAGAAGAAGTTCCTTCTTACTTTGCTGATACGGTGCTGAATAGTATGTTTCTTTCTTATCTGGAATATCGAAAAGAAAATGGCAAGGAGGTGAAGGGGAAAGCAATCGGTTATTGCATTGATAAGCTGGAAAGTTTATCAAATTCTCCTGCTGAACAAGTGGCAATAATTAAGCAGATAATTCAGAATGGCTAGACAGATTTCTTCCCATTGAAAGGGAAAAAGGAAAAGGTGAGCGGAAGCAATGTAAGTTCATGGTTGGAGCGTGAAAAGATACAAAGTAGGGGAGGTGTTTTTGGTGACTAAACAGGAATTTGCAACACTGGTTGTAGCCATGCAGACAATGTATGGAGAAGATTTTATTGGGACGGAACAAGAGTTGGATGTGTGGTACGCCCTATTACATGATCTGGACTATCAGATTTTATCCAAGGCACTCCAACAATATATGCTGACAAATAAATTCAAGCCGACCGTTGCGGAACTGCGGGAGATTTATGCAGAGCTAGTAAGTCCGGCGACTTCTGATTGGAGTGAAGGCTGGGAGCAAGTCAGTAAAGCAATCGGGCATTACGGAATGTATCAGGAGAAAGCGGCAATGGCAAGCTTTGATGAAGTTACCCGAGAAGTCGTAAAGCGTCTGGGGTTTCAGAATATCTGCCTGTCAGAAAATATCGTTGCTGATCGGGCTAGATTTGCAGAAATCTACCAAGCTATTCAGCTGCGGAAAAGAACGGAAGTGAACGTAGGCAGTGCACTGCCAAACTTACGGGAAATGGTGCAGAATCGCTTGGCTGAACTGGCACAGAAAGGACAAAAGGCAATAGAGCAGGAAAAGGATAAAAACTAACTTAGCAAGCACTGCCTGTGTTCCCTCACAGGCGATAAAATGAGTGATTTCTCCTACAGAAGAAATACTCAAATTTATCATTCAGGGAGAATTCCCTAACCCTTAAAATCATTTGAAAGGATGGAACGATATGGCAAAGGATAGAGCAAACAGAACGAGGAAAAATGAGCTGAAGATTTATTTGAGCGATAATGAAAATATATCCTGGACAGGAAGGTGGAACTGTCTAAGCGGAAGAGTGCTTCGGATTACATCCGGACACTAATACTCTTTGGATTTGTTTATGATGTAGATTATTCTTATCTAAGGCAATACAATGAAACGCTTGGAAAAATCAGTGGAAATCTGAACCAGATTGCGAAGAGAGTTAACAGCACCGGGAATGTTTATGAAGAGGATATGGCAGAAGTGAAGGCGATTATGGAACAGGTGTGGAAGACGCAGAAGGCGATGTTGAAGAAGCAGCCGCTGATACATAATGAGTAAGTTGAGTTCTCGGTGCAGGATTGTATAGTGCGGGAAGCATTACTCTAAAAAGCAGAAAAAAGTAGTAATTATTTGTTTGAACATAATATAAACGCAGGTGCGGAAAATAGTTATATAATGAATTGCAGAAAGTAGAATTAAGTGAGCTATTGTGGGTATTTGAGGATGAATGGCAAAAAAATATTAAAATATTAAAAAACAATTTTATAGTGAACTTTTTTTACTCTGTAGTGGTTATATAAGATGTAAGACGTTTTATGATTGGAGAAAACGCTATGAAAGACAGCGAATTGATTCAAAAAGTACATAGCGGAAATAAAGAGGCAGTCGGTAGTATTATTGAACGATATTATGCAGATATTTATCGCTTTTGCCTATATATGGTTCAAACAGAGGATGATGCCTACGACATTGCTCAGGAAACTTTTTTGAAATTTATGAAATATGGAGCTTCCTATAAACATCATAATCTCAAAGGTTATCTCCTGACTATTGCAAGAAATATATGTTTTAATTATTTCCGGGATAAGAAAGAAAAAGTAACAGCCATCGAATGGGAGGAGATTGATAAAATTCCAAATAATAAAGATATGCTGACCGAAGCGGAGGATGCCGTTTATTTGAGAAATTTATTAAAGGAACTTTCGCAGGATACGAGGGAAGTTATTATTCTGCGTATTTATGAAGAAATGAAATTTAAAGATATTGCAAAGATTATGGGGTGCAGTGTTTCTACTACAAAGTCAAGATTTCGATTAGGTGTAAATCAGTTAAAAAAGTTAATGGAGAATGATTATGAGAGATAGCGAAATAAAGACTCTTTTTGCAAAGGCGGATGAGCAAGTTCATGTTGATGAAATAAGAAAACAAAAGACTTATTATGCAATGATTGAGGAAATGGAAAAGCAGAGAACGCCGATGATGTCTACAAAAAATATTTTGCTTCATCAATTTTGGTACATGGATAAATTGTTTTTTGCTGTTTATGGTGTCCTTATTTGTTTAGGAATTATTTTTGTTACAGCATTGCAATATACCGGATTGAATCAAAATGGGATGATTACTGTATGTATGGTTGGAGCAGGTATTCTTAGCATAACGTCTATTAGTGTGATTGATAAATTGTTTTTTGGAAAAATGGCAGAGTTAGGAGAAAGCTGCTATTTCAATACAAAACAGTGTGTTGCTGCATGGCTGGTATTGTCGGGGATGATAAATGTTATGATATTGTTTTTGATAGCTGGCTATTTGAACTATCATTGGAGAGTTGGATTATTACAGGTGGGGCTGTATATCTTAACTCCATATCTAGTATCAAGCATAACTGCATTAGGGATTTTATCAATGGAAACAAGAGGAAAGAATTCATCTTTATTTGGTATGAGTGCCATCTTTTTATCAATAAGTTATGGAGTAATAGGTTCGATTCCGAGAGCACTTTTTGTAACAACTCTTTGGATATGGGCAGTAGCTTTTCTTGTGTTGGGACTTTTATTTGTAATGCAGATAAAAAAATTGCTTAGTAAAATGGAAAAAGGAGAAGTATTATGCACGAATTAAAGTTGATGGATGTACAAAAAAAATACAAGGATAAAGAAGCAGTCAGAAAATTCAATTATACATTTACAAATGGTGTGTATGGACTGTTGGGAGAAAATGGTGCGGGAAAAACAACATTAATGAGATTGATTTGTGGTGTTTTGCAGCCAACGGGGGGAAGTATTTATTGCGATAATATTGAGATAGCCAGTATGGGAGCAGAGTATCGTAGGTTATTGGGCTATTTACCACAAGATTTTGGATATTATGGTGATTTTACTACAGAACGCTTCCTGCGATATATGGCGGCATTGAAAGCACTACCGGAAGACTATGCCGATTGTCGTATTGACGAACTTTTAGATATGGTAGAGTTAAAAAATGTGAAAAAGAAAAAGCTGAAGACTTTTTCAGGAGGTATGATACGAAGAATAGGAATTGCACAGGCGCTTCTGAATAATCCTGAAATTTTGATTTTAGATGAACCTACAGCAGGGCTTGATCCAAAGGAGAGAGTACGCTTTCGTAATGTGATTAGTTCGCTTGGAAAAAATAGGATGGTTTTACTGTCTACGCATATCGTATCTGATATAGATTATATTGCAGACCGTATTTTGATTATGAAGAATGGAGAACTGATTCAAGAAGGAACGGAGAAAGAGATTACTGATAAAGTAGAAGGATGTGTTTGGAAGTGTATTGTTTCTGAAAAAGAAGCAGGGCAGATAACCAGTAGCTTCATTGTAAGCAATATGAGAAGTAGTGGAGAAAATGTTGAACTAAGAATTGTTTCAGAAAGACAGCCGGTTGCAGGTGCAGAAAATGTGGAAAGTACACTGGAAGATGCATATCTTTATCATACACAAATAACAGGGGGAGAAAAAAATGCGACTTTATAAGATGGAGCTTTTTAAACTATTTCAAAATAAAATATTTAAAATAGGAATGTTGGCTGCGACAGGATTGCTGTTTCTGTATTTTTGGTTTGCAGAGGTCGGTGGAGAAATAGCGACAGTAGATGGGAAGTTTTATTCCGGTTATGAAGCAGTGCAGATGAATCGGAAGATTACGGAAGAATTTGAAGGTGATTTGACGGATGAAAAAGTGAATCAAATAATTGAAAAATATGGTTTGCCTACAAAATTTGAGGAAAATATGCCAGGGTGGAGAGATGGAAACTTTTTAAATGATTTTGTTACAAGATATTTTACCAATGGAGCATGGGAAAATGGTGTACTTCCAACGGAGAGGTATTTTCTGGGGGAAACAGAGTTGGGAAAAGCTTATGATGAAATTGGGAAAACACCTTATTTGGCATATACAACGGGATGGAAGGTATTCGCTGAAATGCTTCAGTTTGGATTGATTTTAGGAAGCATATTGATTATTTGTGGAGTGTCGACCATCTTCGCAGAGGAAAGCCAGACGAAAATGCTGCCATTAATTTTTAGCACGGAAGAAGGAAGAAGAAAAGATGTTCCTGCAAAAATTTTGGCTTCTATGACATTCACTATTTTCATTTTTATGTGGTTTGTGTTAGTCAATTTAGTCTTATGCTGGATGATATATGGTTTGAAGGGATTTGAAAATATATCCTGGATGGTGCTTTCTCAACATATGCTTCAACCTGTATTATTTTTGAAATATCTTGGCATTTTATTAGGATTAGCTTTTCAGGCGCTTTTATCGTTATGCGCCATTACGCTATGCATTTCTGCATATCAGGATAGCTCTTTTGGTGCAGTAATTATTGCGGCTGTATGTTGGGGACTTCCTGTATTGATAAGGATGTTTTTCGGGGGAATCATTTGGCTTATAGTAGATTCTATGCCGATTTTTCTTGTCATGACGGGAATTGTAAATGACATATATGAGATATGGTATATTGTACTGGGAATAAATATTTGTTTTGCTATAGGGTGTTTGGTAAAAGGATTGGTATCTTATAAGACAAAACAATTTGCATAAAAATAATTGGCTTGTACAGGATGTGAAATGGGGTGATCATTTGGGAAGATTTTAATTCTATCATTTGAGGATGGAGAAGAGCATATTATCAACCGTATTATATCGTGTGTGAGTGAAGATATAGAGGTTTTGAAACATAAAGCTGTCCATAAAGGGGAACTTTGTTTTGAGGGACTTTATATTGATAAGCGTAAGCGCATTGTAGTTCGTAAAAAAAATGAAATTGACTTGACATATACAGAATTTGAAATTTTATTGTTGTTGGCTCAAAATGCTGGAATAGTATTCAGCAAAGAGCAGATATATAATAGCGTTTGGAAAGAGCCATATTTCGGTGATTACAACATTGTTATGAGCCATATTCGCAATATACGGGAAAAGATAGAGGATAATCCAAGCAAGCCAATCTACATATAGACGGTTTGGGGTGTCGGTTATCGGTTTAATCCTCAAATGGTCCAAAAAGATTAATTTGATTAAGGAGCGTTTCACTTGACGAAAATAGTTATCTTATTGATAGCCCGACATTTCTATATCTGAAATTGTGTTTATGTTACTTGATAAAAAGAAGTAGATGTATCTTGGCATCTACTTCTTTTTCTTCCTTAATCTTGATGTAATTTAAAATCTTTTAGAATCAGCTTCTCGGTAATTTGAGAAGATTGTCCGAAGGTGTGTCATTAGGTTCGGAACGAACATATTTTTCATAGTTAGAACTTAATGCTGGAATCAGATCCGGATACGGTGAAATATCCACGTATATGCTATTTGGATGGGACTTAAGGTGATCATATATATCGGCCTTTTTATAGTATCCAGGATTGGAACAGCCCTCGATATAGATTTGATCGATTTCTGTTGTTTTGGTTGAATTTGCACAACCGGGTTTCATTTTGATTTTTGTTGCTTTCATTTTTGGTTCTTCCAGTTAGAATAATAGTTTAATCTATGTAAACAATAATAGAGAAACCATAACGAATAAAAGTTCTGCTTGAGGATAGGAACTAATCTGTGGTACAATGCTTTTGGGTAAGTATATATGTACGTAGGAGACCAGTATTCTATTCGTTAGATGCTGGTTTCTTTTTTTATTGGAATTTTTGTTTCTATACTCAATATAACAGCAATAAGAATAAAAGTCAAGATAAAATTTGTCCCAATATTGACAAAAATGTCCCATAGTGTTAAAGTGTTTATATAACAAAGAAGAATTAGGAGTGGAGCATATGAAAAAAAAGAGCGTTATTAATTTAATTAAATATCATGCAGAGAGTAATGATGCTGGTTTTCGAAGTGAAGCTTATGAAATAGCAAAAGATTTTGATCAAGCAGGAGACTATCAGCTTGCAGAATATATTATGGCATTGATGTCAAATGCTAATACCTTTATTCCACAAATGAGCGAGAATGAATCCGCAATGTTTGAAAAAGTAGAGAAAATAAGTGATCCTTTGTGGTTACCGGATGACGTTACGCAGGATTTGTTAGGAATAGTGCATGCGGTAGCGCATAATGCAGGAATCAATAAATTTCTTTTTCAAGGTGCACCAGGAACAGGTAAAACCGAGGCTGTTAAGCAGTTAGCACGAATATTGGAAAGAGAAATTTACATGGTTGATTTTTCTGCCATTATTGATAGTAAAATGGGTCAGACACAGAAGAATATGTCAGAATTATTTAAGGAAATAAATGGATTCGTTCATCCGGAAAAGGTAATTGTTCTATTTGATGAAATAGATGCAGTTGCGCTAGATAGAACAAATGCAAATGATTTACGCGAAATGGGAAGGGTAACTTCATCATTACTTAAGAATTTGGATCGTATGGATGAAAGAATAGTTTTAGTGGCTACTACCAATTTATTTGAACATTTTGATAAAGCACTGATAAGACGTTTTGACTCCGTTATTGATTTTAACAGGTATTCAAAAGAAGACTTGATGGACATTTCAGAAGAGTATTTGAATAAGTTTTTAACGAAATTTAATTTAGCTAAAAAAGATATTAGATTATTTAGAAAAATTATGATGCTGCTTTCACCATTACCGTACCCCGGAGATTTGAAAAATCTGATTAAGACAGCAGTTGCATTTAGCAATCCGGATGATGAACTTGACTATTTCAGAAGATTATATTATATGGTTACCGGTGAAAAACCGGAAGATATCAAGAGATTGCAGGAACAGAATTTTACAGTAAGAGAAATTGAAATTTTGAGTAAAAAACCGAAGAGTAGTGTTGCCAGAGAATTAAAGGAGATGATTGAAGATGAATAATATATTGCAATTAAAAGGTCAGTTTCAAAAACGAAAAGCACCAAGTGGTTTTGGACCTACTAATTTACCGAAAGGGAAAAGTGTTAGTGCTGAGCATGTTCTGAAGTTGAAAGATCAGTTACAAGATATTATTTTGTTTTGGAATCAAGAAAAAACCATCAATGGAGCATTGGTTAGTGTGCATTACAGAAAAGTTGTTGCGAAGAGCAATCGCCTTCAATTATTACTGTCAGATAGGGGAAAACATCCGAACGAATCTGTAAGAGGTTCAAAATTTTCACAGGGCTATAACGAAAAGAATGAATGGGTTCAAAAGCATGTGTTTACCTATTTCTTGTCTATCGAATCTTTGCAGAAATCGGTAGGGCTTTTGGATAAATGTGCAGCTACGATTCAAAACTTTTACAATGGAAATATATCAAGCGATGATACAGAACTTATTAATTCGGGGACATACAATGATGACATTATGCATAAAAATCCCTTTTTAAAAACACTTGTAGACTGCTTCTATGTGGAGGACTTTCGTATAGATCGTGCTCCTAAAACAGCGAGTGAGCAATCTATTGTAACTATATACAAAACAGGTGTTGACACGACAGAGTTGTTAAGCAGATTAGGCATAAATATGATTAGTGCCAAAATGATAGATGAAACAACTTTGCGGATGGAAAAAGAAGAGATAGATATTTTATGTGACAAAGCTCCCTATTTGATTGCAATGAGTGTTAAGAACTTTGCAGAGATTGACTATGATATAACAGATAGCGAGGACTATGAAGAACAATTAACTATTGTAAAGCCTGAAAATGAGCCGGTTGTAGGAGTTATTGATACCCAATTTGATAAAAGGGTATATTTTGGTGATTGGGTAGAGTATCAGAAATGTATAAGTGATGATATTGAATTGCATGCAGAAGATTATTTTCATGGTACTGCTGTAACATCAATTATTGTCGATGGCCCATCATTCAATCCAAACTTGCAGGATAATTGCGGTAATTTCAGAGTTCGCCATTTTGGAGTGGCTACAGCAGGCAGATTTAGTTCGTTCGCAATATTGAAGCAAATTCGCGATATTGTTCGAAAGAACCGCGATATAAAAGTGTGGAATTTATCATTGGGTTCTGCAATGGAAATTGATGCAAATTTCATATCCCCTGAGGCTGCTGAATTGGACAAAATTCAGTATGAGTATGATGTTATTTTTGTAGTTGCGGGTACAAACAAGAAGAAAAATTCAAATGTTAACAAAATAGGTGCACCGGCGGATTCACTAAATTCTCTGGTTGTGAATGCGGTGGACTTTAGTGGAAAGCCGGCATCTTATACTCGAAGAGGGCCGGTATTATCTTTCTTTTATAAGCCGGATGTGTGTTACTATGGTGGAGATGGACCGGATAAAATTGTGGTTTGTGAACCTTTAGGTAAAGCAACTGTAACAGGTACATCTTTTGCAGCACCTTGGATAACCCGTAAAATGGCATATCTTATTCATGTTATGGGATTAAGTCGTGAAGTAGCAAAAGCTTTAATGATTGATTCTGCAGCGGGATGGGATCGACAAGATACCATAAAGTATGAAAAAGGATATGGTATTGTACCGAAAAGGATTGAGGATATTTTGTATTCTCGAGAGGACGAGATTAGATTTATTATGTCTGGAAGCATTGATGAGTATGAAGTGTACACTTACAATATTCCAGTACCACAGGATATGAATGCATATCCTTTCTTTGCAAAAGCCACGCTTGCTTATTTCCCACAGAGTGATAGAAATCAAGGAGTAGATTATACATCAACGGAGATGGATATTCATTTCGGAAGAATTGCGGAGCAGAAAGGAAAAGCAGTAATTAAAGCCATAGATTACAATAAACAAGCAGAAGAAGGGCTTAATACGATTTATGAGGAAGATGCACGTAAATTGTATCGTAAGTGGGATAATGTCAAACATATTAGTGAGGCATTGAAGGAAAATGGACGTCCACGTAAGGCTTATCAATCGGGCATGTGGGGGCTGAGTATTAAAACAAAGGAACGGCTTGATCCGAAAGCTGGTAGAGGGTTGCAGTTTGGAGTTGTTGTAACTTTGAAGGAAATGAATGGCAAAAACAGAATTGATGATTTTATAAAAATGTGTATGATGAGAGGATGGGTGGTTACCAGACTTGATGTACATACACAAGTTGATGTTTATGTCAAAGCAGAGGAAGAGATTACTTTTGAATGATTTAACAGCAGAAAGGTGGTATATAAATATGAGTACACACAGGTTTGATTTAAGTTGCTATAAATATCTTCGTGAAAAAATGTATAAGTTTCATTTTAATATGTATCCTTTTTCTTTTAATTTTCGTGGTAATAATTTTTTTGTTGCTGCTTATGCCATTACAGAAGAAGAACGAAATTATTGCCCAGAATATGCACTTTTCCGACTCCTATTTATGAAACAACATAATTTAGATGACACGTATGAACTATATATAAACTCTATTGGGGTATTAGAATATGATCCTACAGGGCTGAGAAATTATTTTGATATTGCTTTTGATCCTAACGGATATGGATTTATGGATGCTTTTTGCAGTGCTTTACAAAGACAATGTCCACCAGATGTAGAACCTATCGAAGATGAGGAGCCAGTAAGAGTCGAAAGGCATAGCTTATGTAGAAAATTGGATCTTGATCCAGAACATTGCTATCGATTATCTATAATGCGTCTTCCTCAACCCAAAAAAAGAAATGCAAACAAATATCAACTTGCATTAAAAGTATTTCCTCATGCATCAAAACAATATGAAGATGCAATGGATGTTACTTATTGCTTCACAGACAATCCTAATGATGAGGTACCCGAAGACGTGGCAATAGAACGTTTTATTCAGAATGAACAAAAGCGAAAAAAATAAATTACACGGTTGTTGTCTCTGTGATATTGTAGTCAATATTTCTTTTTGTAAAATAAATGATAGGAGTATCCGTCAGAAGATAAAATATAGCTAATTCCGTTTTTTTCAAGCATTGTTTGTATATATTATATTGCTTGCAACGGTGTACAAAGGGAACATAATAAAAAACTTAATAATGGACTGCCAATCTTACACAAAGTACCGCCCAAACGAGACTACGGGCGGTATTTTTGTATCATGGCGGAGAAAGGAGGAACTTCCCACGGGGGCTTGACTGAAAAGTTGAGCCCCTTTTTTCATGCCTAAAAACAGGAGGTAAATGCTTATGGCAGATGATAAAACTACAAAAACGCCGGGACAGCCGGTAACGGATACCGGGCCGGACAAGGAAACGCCTCCCGCTCCCCCAAAAGAGCCGGAGAAGGTTTCCGTTTCCCCGGAACCGGAAAAAAAGACGGAGCCAGAGGTAAAGAACCCACAGGTTTCTGTCTATAACTTCGCTGAGATTATGAAGGAAAAGAAAGCCGAGGAACGGGCGGCAGCTCCCGGCGGGGAAAAGCCTGACCCGGCAAAAGCGGAGAAACCGGAAAAGCAGCCGGAGGTTCCGAAAAAAGCGGAGGAAAAACCCAAAGAGCCGGAACAGCCGAAGCGCCGGGGCCGTCCCCCGAAAGCAGATAAGGACAAGGCCGCCGCTCCGAAGCCCAAAGCTCCTGCACAGAAACCGGGAAATGCGGTCAAAAAGGAACCGGAGAAAAAAGCAGCTCCACCGGTACAGGCCGCTCCCGCTCCAAAGGAACCCGATAAGCCGAAGGATGCTCCACGCCGGGGCAAGGAGCAGATCGTCTATATCAAGCTGAACGAACTCCACGCCTTCAAAAACCATCCCTTTGAAGTCCGGGACGATGAAGAAATGCGGGCTATGGTATCCAGCGTCAAGGACAAGGGAGTTACCCAGCCCGCTATTGTCCGTCCCCGTGAGGATGGCGGCTATGAAATCGTATCCGGCCACCGCCGCCAAAAAGCCAGCGAGCTTGCCGGGTATGCAGATATGCCCTGTATCGTCCGAAACCTGACGGATGATGAAGCCATCACGCAGATGGTAGAGGACAATCTGAACCAGCGTGAAGAAATCCTCCCCAGTGAGCGGGCCAAAGCCTTGAAAATGCAGCTTGAAGCTATCAAGCACCAGGGCTCCCGCACTTCGGGCCAGATTGACCCGAAGGACGCTG